TTATTTAATAGCCAAATATAAAACCCAGATAACAGGGTATAATTTAGCGGCAGGAGGTGAAGGTGTTTTTGGAAATAAATGGTCTGAAAATTCCAGGATAAAACTTTCTAAAACAATTACAGGAAGAAAACTTACTGCAGAACATAGGCGTAAGATTTCAAGGGCGAACAAAGGAAAGCCATCTTGGGTGGCTGGGAAACATTTAAGTGAAGAGCACAAACGTAAACTTTCTGAAGCTCGCAAAGGGTCTGGAAATCCAATGTTTGGACGGAAACATTCGAGCAAAAGCATAAAGAAAATGAGCGTTGCGCACCGAAAGCAATGGGCAAAAATTAAAATTAATAAGTAATTTTGTAAGCAAATGGAAGAAAGAACAGTGGCTTTATTAATTCGGCTTTGTACTTTATACAAAGAAACACGGCTGTTGAAGCAGCTAATGAAATGGTACGAAGAAGATATAAATACTGAAGAATTATGGGAAAAGGTTGAACAGTTTATTTCAAACTTGGAAGAAAAATACCAAACAAGGATATTTGAATTTCGTGACCGTACCAAACAAATTCTTTTAAGAGGGTTGATACTTCAATGGAAACCTGATTTTACATTAGAGGGGGAACCAATGATTGTTATTAATGACTTCCGTTTAGGGTTACAGGGCAAAGACAACCCCGTTGTTAATTTGGAGTTGGTGTATGATGACTTGGAAACCCGTGATGAAGATTTAGAAAAATTGACATTATTAAAGAAATAAAAATAGATTATGAAAAGTACTATTCGCTACGTGATAGTAGCTGACACTGAAACGGGTGGTTTACCCTCTAAAGGTGGTAAAGGAAAGCCCGCTAAAAAGGCGTTTGTTGATGTTGCGCTTTGTGAAATTGCGCTTGTGGTGGTAGACCTTTGGGAAATGAAAATTGTTGAAGAATACGACGCAATTATCGCCCCCTATGCAGAGGGACTAGAATATAACCCCAACGCTGAAGCCGTGCATGGATTGTCTGTTGCACATTTAACGCAGAACGGGCAGGATATCAAGGATGTGTATTTGGCTACAAAAACATATCTAAAGAAATATGCGAATTCTAAGATTGGGGCAGTGTTAGCAGGGCATAACTTCCAGTTATTTGATATACCATTCTTTGAAGAAATGTTTGCCTTTTGTAAGGACAATCTTTGGGACTATGTGAAATTTGTGGAAGACACAATGAAGATGGCATGGTACAGGGCAGAGGAGCAAGAGAATTATAAATTGGGTACATGTTGTCGTCAAGAGGGAGTAGAGCTTGTAGATGCTCACCGTGCTTTGCATGATACTCGTGCAAATGCGTTGCTCTTTTTAAAGTATATTGCGGCTTTGCGTGGCACAGGAGCAGCAGCCCAAACAGCTCCTACTCAAAGAAAATCACGATTTAGGGAGACTTTTCAATTAGTATAAAATGATACGATTTAACGAAGACAGTAAACTGACATTCAAGCAGTTGGACACGGTTTTCGCCACCGCTGTGAGTATTGTTGATAATTTGCCACCCGTGGCAATTAATCAACTTCTCACGGCTTATGGCGGGGACATGGACAATTTGTTGAACGAAATATTTACGCAGACAAATAATGTGCTTTCGTTAAATTCCACACTTGATACAGAACGGCTGAATTATGTAGACCAACTTGAGGAAAGCATGGATGAGACCTTAAAGGTTCAGTCTTATAATTACTTCAAGACGACGATGTTACCTAATTTTCGTCAGGGATGGCGAAATTTGGAGTGGGGTAACATGATACAATTATATCCAAATAGCGCATATCTTGCAGCCCGTTCTCATGGTAAATGTTTTGCAGCCGGAACACCTGTTTTAATGGCAGACTGGACGGTAAAGAATATTGAAGATATATACCCTGGAATGGAAGTGATGGGTGTGGATTTTACACCTCGTAGAGTGTTAACGAGACACATTGGCAGTTCCAAACTTTATACAGTTTTTCAAGAAAACGGCATTGATTATACTGTGAACCCCGAACACATTCTTTGCCTATGGGACACCAAGCGCAAACAGTATGTGGAAATAGAAATGAAGAGGTTCATTACCTATACAAAAGCCAAGCGAGACAGATTTAGAGGGTACAGAGTTTTTTCCTACGATACCCCTGTTTATGAGAAGGGAAAAGTGTGGGTGGATGAAGCCGGAACGGGGGCATATTACGGGTTTATGTGTGATGGTGACCACTTGTTTCAGTTGGAAGATGGAACGGTGGTTCATAACTCTTATGAGTTTTGTATGGCGTTTCCATTGTGGAGATTATATAGTTACCACCGCCCGTCTTTTATGCGTCCGGATAATCCTGATAATAAAAATCGTCAGGAAACCTGTATTATCACCAATACCGAAAAACTTGGTAAAGAACATATTGACAAGGTAGTTGAAGAAATACGTACGAATGAGGCATTGGCAGCGAAGCTGAACCCCACAGGCAAAGCGTCTTTAGCCGCCACGAGTATTGAATGTGAAAACGGTACGAAACTCCACCTCCGTGGAAAGGATGGGTTTATTCGTGGTTTGCACGTAGGTTCAGCCGTGAGCGATGACTTACCCGATGAAAGTAGTATTTACAGTTTGGAGCAGCGTGAGAAGTTGCGAGACCTGTTTAAAGGAGCAATTACCCCGATTGTAGAGCCATACGGTTATAATATCGTTGACGGCACACCGTATCAGCAAGATGACCTCTATGCGGATTTAAAACGTGACCCGAAATTCATGGTGTTTGAGTACCCCGCTATTGACCCGAATGGTAGGTTGTTAGCTCCCGACCGTTTTACGTTTGATAAGTTGATGCAGGAAAAAGCCTCTCTGGGTACTCTAGTTTTTAGCCGTGAGTATTTGGTTGTACCAATATCAGATGACAGTACGATATTCCCTTGGGAGATATTAAAGAGAAGCACCATCGGGATGGAACACGTGCGTTTAGTTCATAACATAGAAAGTTTTCCGATTAAACTCGCACGAGTGACAATTGGTTGTGACTTTGCTGTTTCTGGAAATGTGGGGGCTGACTATACTTGCTATACGGTTTGGGGGAAAGACTTGCAAGAAAATTATTATTTACTGTATATTTACAGGGAAAAGGGCTTATCACATAATGAACAGATACAAAAGATAGCTCAACTAAACATCGCATTTAAACCGAATGAAATTGTGGTGGAAAATAACGGCTTCCAATCTATTCTGGCTGATATGTGTGTGCAAATGGGTATAAAGAATATAACACCATTTACTACCACCGCAGGGAATAAAAAGGATTTACGTACAGGTTGGGCATCGTTGTCGGCACTGTTTGAGCGTGGTGCTCTTAAATGTCCGTACCACCCAGATACTCAAGATAAAGTTGACCAAATGTTTGGGGAGTTTAATAGTGTGGCTTTCAGAAGTGATAAGGGTACATTAGAAAGTATTAGCGGGCATGATGATACAGTAAGTTCTTCCTACATGGCTATTAACAAGTTGAGGGAAGCTACGGTGCAAATAAAAGTTGACGCAGTTTAATATGGATAAGAAAATTGATGCTATACTAAGTCCGAGTTTTGTTGAGGAAATGATGCGGTTGGCTTTTGCTAACAGGCAGTTTGCCATCATGGTAACGGATAATTTAGATTTAAGTAATTTCCCTCGTGAAATGGGTGGTTGCAAAGCAATGCTGAAAGTATTGGCAGATAATTTGCGACGGGATGGTGGTTTGGCGACTTATGGAATGGTTGAAATGGCTTATCCTGGAAATAAGGATGTGGCAAAGAAACTTGAGGAAGTACGCAGCTTGAAATTACCTGATTACGAACCTATGGTCAGACAGCTTGAAACCTTTATTAAGCGTCAAACCTTTGTAGCCACCCAACGGGAAATTTCTGATATGTATAACGAGGGTCGGCAGGAAGAAGCCATGCAGTTACTCGGAAAACGTATGGAAGAAATTAATACCTTTTCGTTAGAGGGTGGTAGAGGACGTTTTACCCGCATTTACAGGGATTTTGAACGCAATATTAGTACTATACAGAATAAAGCCGATGACGCTGTTAGACGGCAGAAAATCCCGACAGGCATATCTACACTTGATGACCTTACAGACGGGGGCATACCACGTCAGGACACCTTATTGATGATAATGCGTTCAGGTGTTGGAAAATCCACTTTCTTAAAGTGGATTGCATGGTACAACACGTCCATTGCTCATAATCACGTTTTACAGATACAGTTAGAGGGTGGTATGGATGAAGCCGTGGTTAAGTTTGACCAGATGCTTGCGAATACCACTTACTCAAAGATAATGCGGGGTGATATTAGTGAGGAAACGGCTCAACGCCTGTCAGCGGTGGTTAAACGTTCTATTACTGTGAATAGTGATATTGACCTTTATGCGACTGACCAAATGCTTGACATGACATTGGCGGATTTGGTAACAGTAATAGAGGACTATAAAATGGAATACGGGTATTATCCGGATTTGATTAATATAGACAGTTTGGATTTGCTGTTAACGGGGGAAAATAAAAAGATAGACTTTGACCCTAGTTTCTTGAAGTTTCGTTTACAACGGTGCGCCCAAAAACTAAAAGATATTGCGAAGACATACGATTGTGTGGTGGCGGCTGTTACTCAAACGGGGGAAGTACCGTTTGAAGTTTGGAATGACCCCACACGGGTACTCACCCGTAGCAATACAGAGGGTGACCGCACGCTTATCAAACCGTTCTCATTCGTATTGACAGGTAATGTTACGATAGAGGAGAGTAAACAAAAACTACTTCGTATCTTTTGTGATAAATTGCGTAACTACAAGAATGATGGTATTATTATTCGTATTCCTACGAATTTTGAGAATGGCTTTTTCTACGACATGGGCAGGTCATCAACCGTTGAACAGATATTGGATATGTCGGCACTTGAAAAGTTAGAACCACGAAGAGGAAAGAAAGCCAACGGTGAGGATGCAGTGGGCGACCGAAAAGAAAGGGTTGAAGTAGAGCCGGGAGTATGGGCGACCCGTGTTGTTAAAGCGGGCGAAAGCCCGACGCAGACCCCGCCAGATGTATTGGACGAACAACATAAGAAAGATACATTGCGAGAGTACTTGAATGGTAACAAAGAAGTTAAGCCAAAACCCGTGCGTAAAAAGGTACAGCGATGAGATACGATAAGGAAAGAATAATAGAAGAATTTGCCCTGACGCCATTTGGCGCACGAGGATGGCTTACAAACAAGGATATGGAATGTCCTTTTTGTGGCAAGGCGGGGAAGTGGGGCATTATTTTTAACGATACAGGGCTAGCCACGTTTCATTGTTGGAAGTGTCCACGAAAAACTTCGGTGTATGAGTTTTTGAAAAAGGTAGGGCGAAAAGACCTTGCTAAAATGACATACACTGTCAAACCGAATGAGTTGGATGTGTGCCCCAAACTAGAGGCGGAGAATTATGACTTATCGGATTGGATGAAGGAAACAATGGATACGGCTGAAAAGCTAGCACCTACTCCAGTGCGTTTGCCTATGCGTTTAAAACCGCTGTCTAACGACCCGTATTTGGATAGTAGAGGGTTTGCTCCTGAACATTATGCGGAGTTTGAGCCTTCACACGTTACGAGTATGCTAGAGCCGAAATTGCACAACTATATTATCTTTAAGATGAAAGTAGATGGTGTATGTGTTGCATGGTGGGCACGCAGCCGATATTCTAAAGAATGGCATAAAGAAAATCTGGAAGCATACAAAAGGCATGAGGCGGATTTAGTGTTGCGTTATCGTAACAGTGAAAACAATTTTCAGGACTTATTAGGTGGGTGTGACGAAATAATACAGGGTGAAACCCAGACAGTTATTATAGTAGAAGGGATTTTTGACAAGGTTAACATAGATAATTTGTTGGGATTGCAGCATTTGCAAGATATAAAATGTTGTTTTACCTTTGGCAACAATATCGGGCAGGGGCAGTTGAAAACCCTCCTACAAAAGAAAGTGAAAAATGTAATACTTCTATACGACTACGGGACGATTGATGAAAGCAAGGATACAGCGTTAAAAATGCGGGATATGTTTGATAGCGTGTTGGTAACAGCTATTCGCAAAGAAGGAGTTGACCCAGGAAATATAGATTTAGCATATTTGGAAGAAGTTTTACAAGGGGCGACAGACCCGTTTAACTTTTTCTGTAATAAAGTAGAAGTAAAGATTTAGGATATGGAACAGGCAGTTAGTAACAACGGGGTTAAGTCACAGGAGCAATTTTTGATAAATTTGCAATTGGAGTATCTAACACAGCGTTTGCGGGCTTTAATTTACCAAGACGAAACATATATAAGAGTAGCTAGTGATATAGCCGCTAAGAAGCGAATGAAGATAACCCAGCTTGGAATTAAGTTTAATCTTACGACTATATTTAACGGTGAGGACGTTGAACAGTTTGTGGATAAATATTTTTGGAATCCTAATGGATTGCCGAATTTTCAGTATAAAGATGCACAACAGAAGAGGGTACAAGGAAATTATGATGCGTGGTATATGCTTTACCGAGGAACGATAGTGGTATATAAAGGAAAAGACGCAGAAGTTTTGAGTAACAACCCCGCGAAAGAGGAATTGGAGATACGTATTAATAATGACAGAAAATTAACCGTCAGATATTCTGACATAACACTTAATAAAAATTTTGTATGGATTTAAAAATTGTGAATTTGAGTAACAACGAGTTGCCGGAGTACAAAACAGCAGAAGCAGCAGGGCTTGATTTGCGTGCATGGTTACCGGAAGGACCGATTGTATTGCAGCCCATGGAACGTAGAATTATCCCGACAGGTTTACACATGGAAATTCCAGTTGGGTATGAGGGTCAGGTTCGTCCTCGTAGTGGTATAGCTGTGAAAAAAGGCTTGACAGTAATTAACTCTCCAGGAACTATTGACAGCGATTATCGTGGTGATGTAGGTGTGCCATTGATTAACCTTTCGGCATCAATTCAGACAGTGGAGCCAGGAGAACGCATTGCGCAAATTGTGTTTGCTAAGCATGAAAGAGCTGAAATTACCGTGGCAGAAAAGGTGGAAGACCTTGCAGATTCAGAACGTGGTGCGGGTGGCTTCGGTCATACAGGTACGAAATAAAATTATAAGAATTTCGGGGATAAGTCTTGGATATTCCATTTTATCCCCGTACATTTGCAACAGATAAATAACCAAATTATTAATTAAAAACGAAAGACGATTATGGCTAACAATGCTCTTGCACTTCGTATGAGGTACAAAAAATTATCTGCCGAAGAATTGCAGGCTATCGCTAATGATAGCAAAAGTAGTGAAACAGAAGTAAAGATTGCTAATGAATTTTTGGCAAAGATGGGTGTAACCGCTGAAGAGGGGGTTAAGAAAGTCGCAGCCAAAGCAAAAAAGGCAGTTGAAACCAAAGAGGCTGAAGAGGAAGCTGTTACTAAAAAGGCAACTCCGAAAAAAGCTGCAAAGAAAGCTGATGCGGAAACGCAGGAAGAAAGCGTGGAAAAGGCTGCAAAGAGCCAAGTAGTAGAATACGAAAGTGACGAACAGCTTACTCCGGAAGAAAAAGCACGTTTGGCAAAAGCCGAAAAGGAATTTGACGAACGCCAGAAAAGCCGCAAAACTCCTTCCAAGTCCGACAAAGCAATGAAACCCGCTACTAAAGAAAAGAAAGAAAAGGGTGCTCCTCGCGAAACTAAACGTCAGAATTTGGACGAAAGTAAGGAAGTTCCGGGATTGAAAATTGGTAGCAAAGTAACTTTGCAAGACGGTGGCGAAGTTGGTGAAATTACCCGTGTATATGTTTCCGGAGACGGAAAAGAAAAGTGCATGGTAAAATTCGGGGACAACAAACCAATTAAGAAGCGTGTAACGGCTGTTACATTGGCTGACGAAGCACCTAAGAAAGCCCCTGCAAAGAAAAAGAAATAATGGTATCCGATAGCGGTACATTAATTTTAGTGAAAGGTATTTCAGGAAGTGGCAAATCTACACGGGTTTACTTATTCCTGGAATACCTTGAACATATAGGGGTGTCTTTTGAACCGTTTAAGTTTGTAAATATTGAGGGCAAAGAACGGGAAATTGGCGTGTATGCTAAAGACCTAGATATGGTATTTGTCGGCAAGTTTTACGAAAACGGTGGAATAAGACGTTGGCAGGGCTACGACAGTGTTACGGGAAGATTACATAAGGCTGAGGGGCTGAGCTACTTCCTAACCGAAATGTCCAATGCTGGACATACCGTTGTAATAGACGGTGCGGGCACGACGGCTTCGTGGCGTTTGCGACCTTTGGAGTTGGGTGCGACCAACGGAATATTGAACATTCTACATATACGGTACGATTATACTGACGAACAATGGGATGAATATTGCAAAAGGATTGTGTACCGTTCCGGTAAAGAGCCGAAAGGGGACGCAATGTGGCGCAAGCATGGTACTTTTGAGAGCGATTATAAAAAAGCCGTAGAGGAAGCCAAAGAGGTGAATGACCTCGGAGCTTGTGTTGAGGTATATAATCGTCCGTATAATACTCCAGTGTATGATTTGGGGGCGAGCATATTAAAGTTCATCGGTTTGCCTGAATTGGTGGATGACTTTGTTACCTACTGTAAGAATTCAAATTATTTGCAACTTAATTCTTTTGAAACTTTTGAAAATGGCAAAGAAAACAACTGAATTTAAGACGAATGACAATTATTTCCACCACCTGTATTGGATAGTGGAACGAATGAATGTGTTTTGGCGCAAGTATAACGGGCAGGAACGCCCGTGGACTGATGACCCTATATTGCAGAATTTTAAGTTTACCAACGTGTATAGATGTCTGGACAGGGTGAGCCAATACTTACTCCGTCGGGTAATTTACAACGGTAAACAGTATGAACCGGAAGATATGTTTTTCCGGATATTGGTGTTTAAGCACTTTAATAAGTGCGAAACGTGGGACTTATTAGAAAAAGAGCTTGGTGATATTACGTTGGAAGTAGGGCTTGAAGAAATTGCACGGGTATTAGATGAAGCGGTGGCAAGCGGGGAAACCATTTATGGGAGTGCCTACATTGTGAACTGTTGCTTTTATCAAAATCCCGAATACGCCCACATAAAGGGAATGTCTAAACACCGTGCTCACTTCACTATCTTTGACGATGAAATTTTCCAAAATGGGCATTTATACGACTTTTTAGAGGCACAAAGTTTTGAGGAGTTGTTTTGGCTGTTTAGGAAGATGAAGATTTACGGTGATTTTACTGCACAACAGTATTGCATTGACCTGAATTATTCCCCTCTATTTAATTTCACGGAAAATGATTTCGTTATCACGGGTCCTGGAAGTCTAAAGGGATTGAGTTGGATAATGGAAGGAGCGACTGGGAAAAAGTATGATTATGTAGGTGCGATTAAGTGGTTACAAGAACATTTCTTGGAAAATGTTACGCAGCTATGTGATGAACTTGGAATGGAATGGAAACCGTTGCCGTGGGAACCCGTGCCAACATTAACGAATTATCAAAATACGTTGTGTGAAACAAGTAAGTTCGCAAAGGGATTGGGACATACTTTTAAAGAGGGTAAACAGGAGCGTATAAAACATACTTACGAACAATCACCGCAAAAGATAGATTTTGTATTTCCACCCAAATGGAATGCAAAGATGCCTGAAGTGGGTGAAATTATTGTCTAACTTAATTGAATAATTATGTATTTAGAATGTGAAAATTTAAGTGCCGCTTTGATTGCTGTTTGCCAACAGTTATTGGAGCATGGCAAACCAACTGTCCGTAGAGGATTTAACTGCACAGAATTTCCTGGAGCGGTTATGGTATGTATTACCAACCCGACAGACCGTTATGTACGTGTGCCAGAACGCAAATGGAACAAGACATTGGGGTGGATTGAGAGCCTTTGGTTGGCTCGTGGCGATAACAGTTTGGCAATGCCATCTGCATACGTTAAGAACTTGCTGAATTTTTCTGATGACGGTGATTATATGCGTGCGGGGTATGGTCCGAGGCTGAGACGTTATGGAGATAACGAGGCAGCGATGACGACAGGACAGGGGATGTTATTACGCCAATACCGTAACGGGGTAAAAAAGAACGGTCTAGGACAATTGAAAGCTCCTAGTAAGTACCAAAATGCGACCGACCAATTACGGTTCGTAATTGAGAAGTTTAAAGAGGACATAGACACTCGTGAGGCAGTAATCAGCATTGCTGACCCTGTAAGTGATGACTTTAATGGTATTGCAGGCAAAGACGCTTCTCCGCTCATTAAAACCAAAGATACCCCCTGCACCCGTTCTATCCATTTTATGATAGTAGATGGAAAGATGAACTGTTATGTGGATATGCGGAGTAACGATGTTATTTGGGGCTTCAGTGCCGTTAACATTTTTAACTTCACGTTGATGCAGGAATATGTGGCTGCAATTGTGGGTGTTCCTGTTGGCAAGTATTACCACAAAGCTGATAACTTGCACGTGTACGAAGACTTTTTGCCTATGGTGCAGGAAATCGCTAAACATTACCAAGACTACTTTAGTAGTGGGATTGAGTACCGTTACGAGCCGACGTACCATTCTTTGGAAGAGTTTGATACGCTGATAAAGGGGCTGTCAGAATTTGAAGAAGCCGTGCGGTCTAACTTCCTGGATAAGAACAAGGCTTCACAATATATAAAGAAGCAAAAAGACCCGTTGTTCCAGGATTGGGCACGTGTTATTTATTGTTATTGGTTCAAAGAAGTGGTGGAGTTTAATAACCCGCTACTGAATGAGTTGTTTGCACACTTGTAAGAGAAATAAATTAAAAATAGATTTCGTATGAATTTTAGAAAGATTGACATCCTGCTAGGGATGAAGGAGATACAAAGGTTGCCCAATACGCCTCATCACCGTGGCTACAATTTGCTTGAGCATGGGATGGTCGTGGGAATGTTGTTTAGGTGGTTTGCATCAGAAGAAGACGTTGCCTACGATATTAATGTTTTTGACAAAGTGTTGCTTCATGATTACGTTGAGAGTGTAACGGGCGACCTCAATAGTTGTGTGAAGAATTTCAGCCCCGCCACCAAAGCCGCATGGGAGCTCATAGAACGTGAAATTTGTAGCACCGATATAGTACTTCAGCCGTACAGTGATGATGCCTTAAAGAAGGGAATGACCGACTTACAGCACCGATTGTTTAAGATGTGTGATTATTTGGACTTATGGATATTTTGCAAAAACGAAATAGCGTTGGGAAATGCCTGTAAGAAGATAAAGATGTGCCTAAATAATTGTGAGGTTGCGTTGTGCCGTATTTCCAACGATTTTAAAGATTTTAAGAGTATAAAGAAATTCATGGAACAGTATGAGCCATAAAGGAAAGATATATGGAATAGTAGGTGTTATCGGTAGCGGTAAGACTTACAGGGCTGAACAGTTGCAGGTGGATGCAGCATGTGAAGAACGCCCAATGATACTTGGTGATTTTAGCGAGGGTATCCGTCAGACGTTAATGAACATTTTCACAGGTAGAAACAGGGGTGTTCAGTTGGATAGTAGTGTCTATGCAGGTTGGAAGAATGCCCAACAGTCAATTCTATTACCAACTTCTGGGAATGGGTTGTTACCCGATACTGTTAAAGTAACGGGTCGTGAAATGTTGCAGCGTACCGGAGAATATTTAAAAACGTTGGCGGGGGGAGATGTTTGGGCAAAATGGACGGCTCAAGATATTTTGAACCGTTGGTCAAAAATAGATACTGATAAAAGAGAACAGTGCGATATCGTGTTTGGTTCTTTGCGATTTGATTGCGAAGCGGCACAACTGTTTAACTTGTCTAAAGCCACAGAAAAAGAAGTAGAAATTATTTTCTGCAATTTTAAAAGTGACAAGTATGAATTGAACGACCATGTTAGCGAAGACTTTGCAAGGTATTTCTTAGATAAAGGCTGTAAGGACGGTGAGAATATTACTGAATTGGTAAAAGAAAAATTGCATGGAAGAATTTAAAGCATATCTGACGAATAACTTAATGTCGTTTACGCAAGTTTCTGACTACGTTGTAGAAATTGGTGGGAAGACATTCGAGTTGTACCAACCCGCCTACGATGGTGCATTGTTTGACGACGACTTTAACTTTGTTGGAGTACCTATGCACGAACGGGGTGAGGATATTACAACGGAGTGTGACTTCTATGCTTATAAATTTGGGGGCGTATATTATATGCTTGAAAAGGGGAAGGAAAACGCTGTTAAGTTAACCCGTCTGAAGTATGTGGGGGAAGCACAACAGGAAATTCCAACCCCTGTCTTTTTGGGGGTGCATGGACAGTATGAAATGATGAGTGGGACGGGCACATATAACGAATGGTGTAAGAAAGCCAAATTTTTAGGCGTGCATACATTGGGTATATGTGAACGGAACAGTTTGGCGGGTGCGTTGAAATTTCAAACAGAATGCAAGGCAAACGGTTTGAAAAGTGTTATTGGAATGGAGTGTACCGTGTATGATATTCCAAACGATTATCGTTTTACTGTTAAAGTGTATGCGATGAATGAAAATGGTTGGCGTGACTTGCTGACTATAAATAAGTTTATTAATTGCGATAACCCCAAATATATAAGTCTGGAGGACTTTAGGGCGATAACCCTGCATAATGATAACCTGATGTTGTTTATAGACCCAAAGACTTTGGACTACGACAAACTAGCGGGATTGAAATTAGATGTTGGGGTATATCAATTAGACCCCTGTGAATATGTAGACGACAGCCGTGATGAATGGTACTTAAAGAACTTGAAAAAGTTTTTTAAAGACAGAAACTTGATGCCCGTGCCAATGGGTGACGCATGGTATTTGGATGAGGAGTATTGTTGCATTCGCCCTCGGTTACATAGTATTGGCGGTACAACTGCTTATGAAAGCGAAAACCAATACTTTAAATCTAATGACCAACTTTTCTTGGAGTTGGCAGCTATGTTTCCAGATACTGACGAGGGGTTTGAGGACGCCTATCAGCGTTTCACAGACGCAGCTAGTTTGTTGGAAGACATTGCATTGGGAATTGATTTTACAGTTAATGTGAAACAGCGACATTTACCACATTATAAGATGACTCCTGATGAGGCAAAAGTGTACGATACTAATGAAGACCTCTTTTGGGCTCTTATTGCCGAGGGGCTTGATAAGCATCCTGACTTACTTGCAACATGGGGCGAAGCTGTAATTATGGAACGCATAGACCGTGAAGTGGGGGTTATAAAGCTAGGCGAGGCAATTGATTACTTCTTAATTACATGGGATATCATTAATTGGTGTCACCGTAATGGAATAATGACAGGAATAAGTCGTGGTTCAGCGGGTGGATGCTTGGTGTCGTATCTATTGGGAATTACCAAACTTGACCCAATGCGTTATGACTTACTTTTTGAGCGTTTCTTGAACGCAGGACGTGTTAAGGTTTCACTCCCCGATATTGACTGTGACTATCCAGGAGAAGACCGACCCCGTGTAAAGAAATACATGGAAGAACGTTACGGGTGGCAACAGGTTTGTTCTGTGGGAACTTATAGTGCATTGCAACTACGGGCAGCGATTAAGGATATGGCACGAGTGTACGGGCTTGACTTTCAGGAAATGAACGACATGATGAAAGCGTTTGACGTTAAAGACCGTAAACCTGAAGACCTGTTTAAAATTGCGTGTGCCAACAGCCGTGTCAAAGATTTCGTAAAAACGTATCCAGATTTAATTAACGAAGTAATGTTGATTATGCCTGCACCTAAGGCACAAAGTATCCATGCGTGTGCGATGATGGTTTTCCCAGATGAGCACGATATGTTCAGGTGGGTTCCTATTCGTAAACAGGGTGACGATTATGTGACAGAATGGGAAGGCGGTGAAATGGATGCAGCCGGATTTTTGAAAGAGGACGTTTTGGGGGTAGCCCAATTTGATAAATTTCAAGACATGGTACGCCTCATCAAAGAGCACGAAAATGTGGATTTGGATATATTTAGTGTACCGCTTGATGACAAAGAGGTTTACAGGTTTTTCCAGAACGGGTGGAATGAAGATAATTTTCACTTCGGTAGCCGTGGATTAACGGGTTATTGCCGTCAGATGAAACCTGAAAATATTGAAGACCTGATTGCCGCTATTTCGTTGTATCGTCCAGGAGCAATGGAAAACAACTTCCATAATGAGTACGTGTTGCGTAAAGAGGGCAAAAAGACGGTGGAGTATTTTACAGGCACACAAGATATTCTTAAGAACACGTATGGAGTATTTGCCTATCAGGAGCAAATTATGCAACTTTGTCGGGAGCTAGGCGGGTTGTCTTTGGTAGAAGCTGATGACGTGCGTAAAGCAATGGTAAAGAAAAAGTATGAGGCACTACAACAGTACAAAGAACGGTTTATTCCGTATTACCGTGATACCTATCATGTAACACAGGAATACAGTGAAAATGTGTGGGATGCTATTGATAAGGCTAGTACTTATCTTTTCAACCGTAGTCATGCCGCAGCGTATGCAATAACAGGTTACATTTCTCAATGGGTGAAAGTGCATTATCCAATAGAATACTGGAGCGTAGCGTTTAAATATGCACAGGACTTTGACTATTCCCGTTATATTGCAGAAATCAATAAGACTGGGATGTGTACGGTTCGGCAGGTGGACATAAACATATCCAGCACGGATGTAGTTATCAACTTTGCAGAAAAGGCTCTATATTGGGCTATAACCGGAGTTAAACAGGTTGCCGAAAAAGCGGCTACGCAAATATTAAAAGAGCGTGACGAAAATGGACAGTACTTTTCACTAAGCGATTTTATTAGTCGCCATAAATGGAAAGGCTCGGCAGTAAATAGCCGTGTAATTAGAAACCTTATATTGGCAGGTGCATTTGACAAACTTGAAGGAGTTACCAAAGCTAAGGACAGAATTGACCTGTTAGTGGAATATTTGGGCAAAGCGAGTGTAGCCGTACGGGAAGATGATATTGTATTAACAGGGGCTGACCGCCATGCGAATGATGAATGGTGGTGGGCGTTATTACAAAAGAAAGTATCGGGTTTTGCGTTCTTTAATTACGAGAGCATTTATAAACGGTTTGTCGGTGAGTTCCCAGAGGAATATGAATACGCAACGTTTGAGGAGTGTTTAGACACGGAACATCTTGCTCACAATGGTTATGTCGTGGTAGCGGGTTATATTGCTGAAATGGAGATTAAAAAGACCAAAAAAGGCGAAATGATGGCACGCTTAACACTCGAGGCTAACTACGAATTTTTGGAAGTAATGATATTCCAGCAAGAATATCAGCAGCTTTCCGACTTATTGGTGGCAGGGCGTGCTAACCTGCTATTAATTAATGGAGTTGTTTCTTATGATAAGCGCAAAGAAAGTAATATTCTACGGGCTAATTATGAGACAAATATAGTAACTTTAACATTGTAATGTATGGAAATATTAGTACATTTTAGTGGAGTACCCGTAACACTTGAAACAAACGGTTTTTCTGGACGCATAGATATAGACCAATTAACGTCTATTGATTATGGCAATTTGTACGGTGAAGCCGTGACAGTTAGTGCTCTTCTAAATAAGGTTGGTTTGCTACGTGCCGAGGCAGAGCAGGCATTAGCCGAGAAGAAGTTGGAAAGGGACGTGTGCGAGGCTGATACGAAGCGTAAATGGCGACAGCAAGCCAACGCCAACCAAGGAAAGTTCTGTTTTGAGGGTGAGTGGATAAAGCTGTCAGAAAAGGCGTTGGATGAGGCGTTGCTACTTGATGATGCTTATCAGGGATTGTGCTGTGAGTATATTGAGGCACAAAAGAACTTTAATGTCCTTGACGCTTTGCAATGGGCGGTGCAAGATAAGTCTAAGAAACTTAATAATTTGTTAAAACCCGTGACACCTACTGAGTTGCTCGGGGAGTTGGTGGAGAGTAACGTAAATAGTTTTGTGATAACTAAAAAAGGATACTAATATGGCAACAACATCAACAATTTTTGACGGGTTTATTAAACTGGTAGACAACATTTACATGAAGCCCTGTGAGGCTCATCCATCTGCATACGATTTGTATGTACACAAACCGAGTACAAGTGCTAGACACCCCGAGGGTAAAATGGACGACGTGGCATTTGGTTTGTCATTGGAGCTAGCTATTTCGTGGGCGTGTCATAAGGCAGCGGGTGAACGTGAAGTTAAAGACTTGCAGGGATTGTTAAAAGAATTGCATAAAGTAAACCAAGAAATTAGAGAGAACGTACTAAGTTTTATTAACGATTAATTTATAGAAAAATTATGGCAGGATTTGACCGCAGCAAGTGGAAAGCTGCACCCCTAGCAACAGTGAATTCAACAGTGAACGAAACAAAAAAGTTTGACACTTATTTTGAGAGTGGAAATAACGAATATGCTCGTTTTTGGGCAAATCGTGACGGCATTACGATAAAACGTGTGCTGCCTGCACATGAGCCAGGAGATAGCCCTTATGTGCCTATGTTGACAGCCATGCTGAAAATTGAAGTAGACGATAAGGACAGCAATGGCACAGTGATTGGGAAGAAAGTCGCTAACAAGAAAATTTTTATTGGTACTTTGCACGGTGGTTATCCGTACGATATCATTGAGGAGTACATTAAACGGGTGTACGAAAAGGCTGATGCTTATCAGGGCGATGAGCGTGACCGTTATTTGAACCCTGTTAAAGGTTACAGAATGGGCGGTAAGAATGGCACATGGGTTCCGGGAATTAGACCTCAACTGGAGTATGTGTTTTATGCTCTTATTGAGGGTAAAATTTACCGTGACAGTTTGAAACCGAAGCAAATGGAAGCCTTGAATAAGGAAAGTGCTGACCTTTGTGCACAGAACGACACGGCTGCAATTGATATGTTTAGCGACCCGACAACAGGTTTTCCAATTCAGTGGAGTGTAGGAAAGGATAAGGATGGCAAAAAGGAAACCACTCTTAAATCTTTGCCGTTGAAAATGCAACAGACTTGGGATGAATACTTTGGTGAAAATGCAGTTCCTGACGCAATTTTGGAACAGCTTGAAAAGTTGCCAAGTTTGAAGAGCCTGTACGTTGACAGTTACAAAAAACGTGACTTTGACCTTGCATTGGAAGGACTGAAACGTTTTGATGAAGCCAACGTTTACAAGATTTTTGCCGACGAAGAGTTTTTGGACATGGTTGAACAGATGGCTGAAATGGTGGCAGAAAAGACAGGGGATGACGGAAAGCCAAGCGGTACAGATGATTTGCCTTTTGGTGATGAAGCTCCTAGCGCAGCTCCGGCTCCAGCCGCTAAAAAGACGCCCGTAGCTAAAGCTCCAGCAGCTAAGAAAGCCGTAGCAAAGAAAAAACCCGCTGAACCGACACCTGAAGAAAAACTTGCTGTCATCAACACTGAATTTGTGCGCCAATACGGTGACGGTTACGATGAATTTACACTTGAGGATATGGGCGATGAACTGGAAGAAACATACCAACTTGCACTCAAGAAAGAAGATTTGGGTTATGACATACCTCACGTTGACGGTTGGGATGGCGATGGTGATAATGGTGAGGACGAAACTCCAGCCGAAGACCCTGAACCGGAACAAGCTCCGGCAGTACCAGAAGTTCACACCGCAGTCGGTCCGGCAGCAGTGAAAGCTCCTGCAGACGCAAATAGCAAAAGTGCGATGAGTGCTGTTGAGCGCATACGTTTGCTTCGTGAACAAAAAGCCGCAGCCGCTAAGAAGTAAATTTTATTCACCAATATAGGCGGGCTTTCGCCCGCCTTTTTGCTTTTATACAATGAAAAGAAACCCGATAGCCGTTATAAGTACAGACAGACATTTAAAGGAAGAAAACGCTTTAGACCTGTTAGATTTGTCTGAACAAGAAATTGCGCTTGCTCAAAAGCTGAAAGTTAAGACCGTTATTTGGTTGGGAGACATATTTGATAGCCGCCTTAGTCAGCGTCAAGAATTGCTTAACTGTTTAACGTTGATGATACAAATGTATCACGAGGCAGGGCTGCAAATTATTTGTATTCCTGGAAACCACGATAAGACAGATTATGAGGATGACGATAGCTTTTTGACCGCCTACAAATATCATCCCGGATTTGACCTAATTGAGACACCTCAAGCCCGTGTAATAGGTGGGGTTGATTTTGACTTTGTGCCGTTTTATTCGGTGGATATGTGGTTGGATAAGTTTGCGGAATTAGACCCGCCTCCGGGATTAAAATCAGTACTATGTAGTCATACAGCCGTACAAGGTTCTATCAATAACGACGGCAAAGTAGTAGAGAACCGCATTAAGACAAAGTTATTCAACAAATACGGAAAAGTATTGTTAGGGCATTATCACAATGCTCAACAACCCGCTTCAAATGTTTTTCACCTACCGTCTATAAGACAAAATAACTTTGGTGAAGATGAAGAAAAAGGCTTTACGGTGTTGTATGACGATGTAAGTTTTGATTTCGTTAAGTCTGATTTTGTGCCATACAGAGAAGTCAAAATTGATGTGGCGACTGTGACAAAGGCTGAACTTCAAAAGTTGCATACGGAAATTGATGATGGGGTACATTCCCGAGTGGTGCTTATTGGCGACCAACAGGCAGTGAAAGCGGTTAACAAGAAATGGTTTACGGAACACGGAATAGCCGTAAAAGCTAAATACACCGATGTAGAAGTAACGGAAACCGAAGAAACAGAAGCGGTGCAGGAATTAAGCGGAGAAGACTTAAAAGATAAGTTTGAGGCGTTTTGTACTGAAAAGGGTTACGATTACAAAGAGGGGTTTAAACTATTAAAAGAAATAATGAAATGGCAGGAGTAAAAGATTTTGTGAATACCGTACAAAAGAAGTTCGGTAAAGAAGTAATTGCCGGAGATAACCGTGCAGGGGTAGAGTTTCTACCGTCAGGCAGCTTGTCTTTGGATTTAGCATTGGGCGGGGGTTATGCAAAGGGGCGCATTATTGAGCTCATGGGTTACGAAAGTTGTGGTAAAACGACACTAGCTTTACACGCTTGCTTGAGTGCCCAAAATGAGGGTAAAGCTGTTTTATACGTAGACCGTGAGAACGCTATTGATATTGATTATGTACAGAATTTAGGCATTGACACTGACCCTGAAAAGTTTATCTTGACACAGCCCGGAGTAGCCGAGGAATGTTTTGAAATTATAAGGGAAGCAATTAAGACTGATGAAATTGGTGTTATTGTTTTGGACAGTGTTGCCGCTTTGTTCCCTAAATGTTACTTAGACGCTGATGTCGGTGATGCTAAGATGGGTACAGTCGCTCGCATTATGTCTACGTGGCTTCCTGGATTTGTGGGGGATATTAAACGTAATAACATCGTTGTAATATTCATCAACCAATATCGCGACAAAATTGGCGTAATGTTTGGTGACCCTCGCACAACTCCGGGAGGGAAAGCATTAGGGTTTTATTCTTCCCAGCGTCTGGATATTGCCCGTGCAGGTGCGGCAGGCGACAAGGGGGAAGAGTTTGCTAATCACGTTAAAGTTAAAGTGACGAAAAACAAGGTCGCCCCACCGTTCCGAAAAGCTGAATTTGATATACGTTTTGGCGAGGGTATTGATAAGGCATTGGATATCCTTAATCTGGCGGTTGAAAAAGGCGTAGTGGAAAAGGCAGGCTCGTTCTTTAAGTATGGGGGTAAAACCCTAGCACAAGGCGCAGAGAAAACTCGTGATGTGATAGCTGAGGACGAAGACCTTATGGCACGCATTGAAGAAGAAATTATGCAAAATATTTAGTTTATGGAATTGAAGTATTTGCGTCTGCAGAATTTTTTGTCATTCAAGGATATGCAACACACATTTTTGAATGAGCCTGTTTTAATTAAAGGGAAGAACCTTACTGAGACGGAAAGCCAAGAAACCAACGGTGCAGGAAAGAGTACAATGGAAGCGGGGATTGCATTTGCAATTCTCGCCACTTCTTTGCGCAAACAAACCTTAGATAAAGACTTGATATATTGGGGTGCGGATGAAGCGCATATATGGCTTGACATCTATTGTCCTATTCGCAAACAGACCCTAAATATTCATCGCACGTTGCGTACAAAGGGGTCACAACTGTTGGAATTGACTTTGAACGAGGAAGAGGGTAGTGTGCATTTTGCCACTGTATCAGATGGCAACAACTACATTCTTAATTGGATAGGTATATCAGCAGTAGATTTGAAGAATTACTACTTGATTAACAAGGAGAATTTTAAATCGTTTGTTTCAAGTAGTAATACTGAACGTTTGGCGTTGATAAGCCGTTTTATTAAAGCTGAACAGTTGGACACGGCTGATGATGTTATAAAAGCTAAGAATAAACCACTTGAGGCACAGGCTAAAGAGGCAGCGTTTAAGGTCGCGACGATAGAGGGTGAATTAAGCGTCTATACGCAACAATTAGAGGCTGAGGCGGAGCGTAACTTGGAACAAGAGCGCAACGACAAATTAGAGGCTTTAAATATGCGTATGGATGGTGTGATTGCCCGCTATGATAAAGCGGAGCAAATAAAACAGAATGCGACATTGGCTATAAAGTTGGCAGAAGATATCATTGCTAAAGAGAAACATAAACTTCAGGATTTTGAAAAGGCATTAGCCGAACTTAACAAGCAAGATTTTACAGCCCGTTATAAAAGTATTCAGGAAGCCCGTGCCACCGCTGACAGCAAAGTAGACGCAGAACGCCAACAGTTAACAGATACGAAGAAAAATGTACAGAGTTTAAGCCTTTCTATTCAACGTTTGTCAGGCATTTTGCAAGGGACGATAAAGTGCCCCAAATGTCAGCACGAGTTTGCTATTGCTGACCCCGATTTGGATTTGCAGGGGGTACGCAAGAAATTAGAGTTGGAAACTTCTAAGCGAACTTCTACGGAGCAACAGGTGGCATCACTACAAAAACGGCTTGAAACGCTAGCCACCCAATTGAAAACGTTTGATGAAGAAACTGGACAGGTACGTGAGGAAGAACGTGAACATTTGAAATCTGTAAGGGCTTTGCAGTCCCAAGTATTTGAAGTCCAAGACACTATTAAAAGACACGAACAATTGATTAAAAGTAATCAACGTGACATTGAGCAAATGGACGTGGAACTTGAAAACTGCAATTCCCAAAGTGAAAAATTACTTGAGGAAATTGAAAAGGTTGAAAAAGAAGAGTTAGAAACCCGTGAAGCCGAGTTAAAAGGGATTATAGCTTTAACCGAAAAGAAGTTACAGAAAGCTCAAAAAGAACGTGACAAATACGAAGCCGAGGTATCTAACAATGTGCAATGGGGGCTGAGAATGAAAGAGTTTAAGATGTCCCTAGCGTGTGAGCAGTTGCGCATCATTCAAAATTTTGCTAATTTGGCTCTCCAAAAACAAAGGTCAGATTTACGTTTAAGTATTGACGGTTTTAAACGTAACGCCAACGGTAAAGTAAAAGAAGAGATTACTGTTACAGTCATTAACAGTGAGGGCGAGTATAAACCATTTTGGTCTTTCAGCGGTGGTGAGCGTGCCCGCATAGAGGTTGCACTTATACAGGCTTTCCAAGAAATGATAAACGGAACGAATGAGTGGGGTGGTTTGCATTTCCTAATGATTGATGAAGTATTGGAAGGGACAGACCCGTTGGGATTGGCTTTGTTGTTAGAAAGTTTGAACGATGTTGGACATCCGGTGTATATAATAAGTCACGTGATGAATATACGTGCCGGAGTTCGCACATTAACAGTCGTAAAAGAAAATGGCGAAAGTTTCATTGAGTAAAGAAATAGATTGGACAGCAATTGGAATTGACCCCGGAAAAGAGGGGTTTATTACGGTAATGCGACGGGGGTTTATACACAGTTACCCTGTCCCAAAGGTAAAGGATGTTATTGATGAGGAAGGATTGGCAGCATTGGTTTTAGAAATCGCTGAACAGTGTGACCCTCAATACACTCACATAGCGATAGAGGACGTGCACGCTTTGCACGGTTCATCAGCGCAGGGGACATTCAACTTTGGTGGGATAACATGGGCTCTCCGTATGGCGTTTATTGTGTGCGGGCTACCTGTTCATCGGGTAGCCCCTAAAAAGTGGCAAAAAGAGATGCACGAGGGAGTCAAACCGTGCGCAGATAAGAAACAGATGTCTATATTAGCGGCTAAACGGTTGTTTCCTAATTACAATCTTTTACGGACGCCAAACTGCAAGAAGCCTGATGACAATCTTGTGGACAGTTTGTTGATTGCTGAATATTGTAGGAGAAATTATTTATGAAATACGTATTGGTTTGCCCGAATACGGGCTGCATAGAGCATAATAAGCCTGTGGATGCGGGTACTTATTGCATGAAGTATGACAAAGCAACCAAACAGATGAAACCCGAATTTAAGGGGGAAATTCAGCGGTGTGTGGTTTGTGGTGAAGAATTACAGTTTACCGAAGCCCCAAGCGTTATTCCGGAATTTAGTGTAGGCACGTTCAAAGGATTGCCGGATGACAAGAAGAAAGAAGTGCTGCATAAACGTTTCCAAAAGGGGATGACTAAGGGTGGTAATGATGAGAACGAATTAAGAAAAAGAGGTGCGGTTAAAAAATTAATTGGATATGATGACTAGTGAACAAATTAAAATGATGCTGGACGGTGTTAAAGGTCTGGCGATGAATTGTGAAGTTAACGTTTTGGTACTGAAAGTACTGGATGAGTACCGTGTTTATTTGGCTCCTGAAGTGCGCCTAAAGACACGTGAGTGCCGTTATAACGAAGTACGGGATGCTCAAGATATTACCGTATTGGTGAAGAACGTGGGGGTGAACTTTGCGCTTGGTATGACGCATCAGACATTAATGGAAAAGGCACAGTCCATTCACAAGGAAAGTTTCAAGTTCGGTACGGATGATTATATGTGGTTTACAAAAGTGGATTTAAACCGTGGTTAAGAAGAAAAGTGCAAATGTTTGCTGAGGATTTCTTTGGAATGTCATTTTAAGTTGCTACATTTGTGCAGTTAATTAACAACATCATGGAAAATTTAACAGATATCTTTTTAAAATCCAGAGGGCACAAATATTTACGCAAAGTGCCGAACGGTAAAGGCGGTTATCGTTACATATACGAAGAACCGAGCCTGAAAACTACTTCGGTAGTCACACGTGAACAAAAGTACAAACAGAACGGGTGGGATTACAATACCCCATCAACGGTTGAGTACGCAAACGACCCACAGCGTAAACGGGTGCATCGTAAAACAGTTGCCGAGTACATTAAACGTTCAAGCCGACAGGGTGAAACGCCTCGTGCGGTGTTTACATTAGGCGGTTCGGGTGCGGGTAAAAGTACCGTTCTTAGAATGTTAGGTGAGCAAGACCCGTCCTTTAACAAAATTGTTACTGTTGATAGTGACGATATTAAGACAAAAACGTTTAAGGAAGATTTTGACGCTTACAACAAACAAAAGAAGATGAGTGCCGCAGGGCGTTTGCATGAAGAGAGTAGCGAATTGGCTGATAAAATTGTTGACGGTATATTAAGCGTAAATAATGACTACTTAAAGGATGGTACGATGAAAACGTATGCTTCTGCCGCAGCGGAAATTGAAAAAGCTAAGAAGAAAGGCTACCGGACTGATGTAGTAGGTGTGACAATTTCGGTGGAAGAAGCCATTCGTCGGGCATATTCTAGAGCAGCTAAATCTGGTCGTCACGTTGAACCTGAAGTAATTGTAAAGGCTCATGTCGGTTCTACGGAAACATTTTTGAAGTTAATTGAAACAGGTTTGGCAGATAGTTTGAAATTGTATGATAATTCGAGTAGTTCGCCAATACTAATCTATGATAGTGAGGATGAAAATCCTATTAAGAACGTTAAGTTATTTGAGGAATTTAAAAATAAGAGGAATTACACTATGGCAAAGAAAGACAACAACATTGAAAAATCTTATGATTTTGGTAAAAGTGAGTTTAACCGAAAAATGAAAAAGATATACCAAGAGCGAGAGGCTAAAGGTCTTCCAAATAGTGTGGATATACCAAACGACGCAGATGCGGACGACTTGGCACGCTTAAGAGCTTTTGGGGAATGGTTGAGCGATGGGCAACCCGTAGATTAATCTAAAGATTTTTCGGCTAGTTCCTTGCATAATTCAAAATTATGACTACCTTTGTAGTGTCAATCAATAAAACAAGGTAGTCATGAAAAGAAAAGTATTAACAGTCAGTGAAGTTAACCAAATGTTAATCCGCAAGGGATATAGAAGTTGTGAAACTATTCACATAGATATAGAAAATTCTTGGGAAGCGGATACTTTATTATTTGAAGAATACAAAGATGGACACAGCGTTTGCGGGCTTTATAAGTTTCATCAATCTGAAGGCTGTCCAGTAGGTTGCGGCAATTTAACTAGAGTGGCAACCTACCGTAAATTAAAGGTTGCTGAAAAATACGAAATTATTGGTATTGTGGCACGTTTACCCAAACAAGAAAATAAAAATTGATTTAGTTATGGCAAAGAAAGTTAGTTGTGAAGAATTAAGAAACCAACTGTTAGCCGCAAATGCGGCTTACAGAAGCGGTGAAAGTATTATGTCCGATGTGGAATACGATGCGTTGGTGGAAAAGCTACGTAAACTAGACCCGTCGGACATCTTTTTTAATAAAGGAATAGTTGAAGCAGCCGATGACAGAATGGAAGAGTTGCCTGTTCCTATGTACAGTCTTGAAAAGATTAAGGAAATTAAGCCGTTGCGCAAGTGGTTGAAAAAGATGTTGGATGCTGGAGCTTGTGAAGTTGTGGCGATGCCAAAATTTGACGGAATAAGCCTGTTGACCTACGATATGGATGGCGACCAAGCGTGGACACGTGGTGACGGTAGTGAGGGGCAACGAAGTGACGCACATTTTACTCGCATGAATAACGGCAAGCCCAAAGGATATTTCTGTAACGTGCATACATGGGGCGAAGCCATTTGTAAGAAAACCACCTTTGCACACTTAAAGGATGAATTGAATGTAGCGTACAAGAACGCCCGAAACATGGTGGCGGGTGTGTTTAATTCTTCGGACGGTTTTAAGAACCCTGTAATCACCTATATTGATTTTGTGCGATATGGTATTGATGAACCAATTGACAAGGATGACCAATTGCGGGTGTTGCGCAATCGTTACCAGAATGTCACACCATCCAGAACCTACTTAATTGAAGAATTATTGGAGCTTGATGATGCTGACTTGAACGACCTTATTGATTTGGAACTACATGATGAATTTGACGCAGAGTACAAGATAGACGGTATTGTATTGGAAATTAATGAATGGGCGGTGAAACAACAGCTTGGAAGACTACCGAATGGAAACCCCGCTTATTCGGTTGCATTTAAGCGTGAAGAGTGGTGTGATACCTATCAGACTAAGGTAACGGGGATTGAAAAAGGTATTGGCAAAACAGGTGTTTTGAACCCTGTTATCCTAATTGAACCCGTGGAAATAAATGGTGCGACAGTGAGCCGTGCTACCGCTTATAACGCTGCCTATTTGGTTGAAAACAACATTTGTGAGGGGGCTGTGATAGAGGTTACTCGTGGGGGTGATGTAATACCCAAACACTTGAAAACATTGGAATATAACGAAACAATGTTTGAAAAGATGTGTGATGACCTTGTTATCTGTCCTTCGTGTGGGAAACCGTTAAAATGGAATGAAACAAATGTTGATTTAGTGTGTACGAATGACAAATGTAAAGAAATGGTAATCAGTGAAATGGTTTACTTTTTCCGTACAATGGGGTGTGAACAGTTTGAAGAACCTACAATACGTCGTTTGTATAATTTTGGCTACCGTAGTGTAGAAACGATTTTAGAGTCTCATGTAGCCGAGTTCCAAAAGTTGCTCGGCAAGGCTAAGGGTAAAACGGTTTACGACCAAATACAGAAAGTATTGACCGAAGGCGTGCCGATGGCACGTTATATGACGGCACTAAATATTTTTGACGGCAAAATTGCCGAAGCCACCTGTCAGAAAATTTTTGATGCAGCGAATCCGGAAATGGTGGAAAGAGTAAAAACTGTTTCGTACGAAATTGGTAGCATAGCGGAAGCCACCTATTTAGCCAAGTCTTTAGAACAAGTTAACGGGGTGGGTGAAATATTGGCACGGTCGTTTGTTAAAGGGCTGATAAAACTTCAACACATAGGTATATATCCGGGAGTAAATATTACCTATGTTCAGACGCCTGAAACTACACCGCTTGCAGAAAATGCGATGGTTGTATGTATGACAGGTTTTAGGGATAAGGAAATGGAAGTGCAACTCAATAAACTTGGACACAGGGTTGTTGATGGCGTTACTAAAGAATGCAATGTGCTCGTAGTTGCTGATTTGAACAGCAATAGCAGCAAGATGAAAAAGGCAAAAGAAAAAGGACTTAGAATTGTAGAACGCATGGAATTTAGACGTGAATTACTATTATAAAGACGCTAAATATTGGTATGTAGGATTTCGCTACGACGAACGCTTGGTTAAAGAAATCAAGCGTTTTGTTGGAGCGGGGTATAACCCCGAGAATAAAGAGTGGTACATTCCTTTCGCATTACCAACTGTCGCACCGTTGCAAAAATGGTTACACGACAATGGATTTGTGGAAGGGATGAATTATTACCCCTCTAAACGGGTGCTGGAGTATCAAGAACCCCTTGCAATTATTACCCCTGAAGATGTGGCTATTGCTTGCAAAGAACTAGGGTTTAAGCGAATGCCACGTCCATATCAATGTGAGGGTATTGCTTACATGATAAATCATGGCAACTGTATAAACGGGGATGATTGTGGCTTAGGGAAAACAGGGCAAACGATTGCGACATTAGAACTAATGGATGCTTTTCCAGCTTTGGTTATCACTCCTGCATCTGTGAAATACAACTGGAAAAAGGAGTGGGAAAAATGGAACCCGACGCGTACTGTTGGGGTAGTTGGGCGCAAAAAGAAGTTTGACGAAAATGTATGGCAGAATGACGTGATTATTATTAATTACGATATACTAGGTGAGCGGGGCTTAGATAAGCCAACAGCGAAGTTCAAAGAGCTCCTAAAGAAGCGATGGGCGTCTTGTGTGATGGATGAAATACATTTCTTGAAGAGCGAAAAGGCGTTACGAACCAAAATGGCGAAGAAAATTGTAAAAACAGTTCCGCATGTATGGGGGTTAACAGGCACATTGACACAGAACAAACCCGCAGACTTAATACAGCCGTTTACGATAATACGTAGGTTTGAGGACATTTTTGGCAGTACGAAAGAATTTAAGTATCGTTATTGCAATGCGAAAATGACAGTATTTGGAATGGATTGTAGTGGGTTTAGCAATTTGGAAGAGCTACATGAATTGTTGCGAATGGGTGGGTACATCAGGCGTAATAAAAGAGATGTGCTGGATGAATTGCCGCCAATGGTGGAACAAACTATTGACGTGCCTATTAGCAATACTAGAGAATACCGTAAAGCGGAAAATAACCTGTTGGAATACTTGGAAAAGATAGATATAAACAAGGTGAACAGCGCAGTCAATGCTCCACACTTGGTAATGATACAAACGTTGAAACAATTAAGTATAGAGGGCAAACTTCCATTTATCACCACTTATATAAAAGAATGGTTGGAAGCAAACGAGGGCGAGCAATTGCTTGTCTTTGGCGTGCACCGGATGCCTCTGCAACAGTTAGCCGAGTACTTCAAAGCCCCGCTTATACAAGGCGGAGTAAGTGCCGACAAGAAGCAACAAATCGTAAATGAATTCAGTAACGGGGGTCATCGCCTATTGTTTGCCAATATTCAGTCAGCCGGAACAGGTACGGACGGTCTACAAGATAATTGCAGCAACTTAGTATATATAGAGCTACCCGACAAAAGTACCGAGCTAGAGCAAGCAAATGCAAGACTTGAGCGGATGGGGCAACGGAATAGTATAAATATAACTTACTTGCTGTCACCGGACACGATAGATGCTGATATCAAAGAGATGGTTGCTGATAAAGGGATGATTACAGGCTTGGTGAACAAAGGTGGCAATGAAAACGAATTATTAACTAAGAAATTCTTATTAAAGAAAAATGGCAAAATTTGAAGCAAAGTTTTGGGGCACAAAAGAGAAGCGAGGACAGCTTGCTAAAGAAGTGGAAATTGTTGAGGCTACCACCCGAGGTGAGGTGGAGGGCAAGCTGTATGCTCGTGGATGGCTAAAAATTAACGGTTTAAAAGTAAGAGAAGCAAAGAATGAACCGAGTACCGATAACAATATGGACTGATGGCAGTTGTACCACTAAAGACGACCGAAAAGGTGGAATGGGTGTGTACCTACTTGCAGACGGATGCGAAGTAGCTTTGCGACGTGGTTATTGGAACACCACTACACCACGCATGGAACAGCGTGCGTTGATTGCAGCCGTGCAAATGATAAACGTTGACATTCCTACTGATGTGTTGATTTGGTGCGACAGCAAGTTTATTGTAGAAGCGATAATGAACGGGGGTGTGCGACAATGGCGTGCCGATGGCTGGAAAGGTGTTGCAAACGTTGAACTTTGGAAGGAATTTGTTACCGAGGTTGAAAAACGTAGAAAGATGCGCTTATGCGTGCGTCATATCAATGGACACCAAAAAGACTTGTTGAACCCTGTTATTTATGGGAATAATGTGGCTGATGCCCTTGCTGATTACCACACGCAAGATTCCTATGTGCAGGATAAGCCCCTAGAGGGGTTTAGTTGGTACGTTCACGACCCTAGTAGTTTGATATTTATTGCTAAAAACGAGGAACACGAGTATTTGGTTACGCATGACGATATTGTGTTGTTAGGAGATTGCCATTATGCAACAGAAGAAGACCTTGTGAACTGCATAAATGGAAAATGGATTTTTGATGGTTACTACAACGGTGACTACGAAATAAATACCGAAATAAAAACGATTTAGTATATGGCTGACTTGGATAAGTATAAACAAGCGATTGTGGATGTTTATGACACCACTAATAAAAATATTTTTGTGAATGCAACCGCAGGCAGTGGGAAAACATTTACTTTGTGCACACTTGCTGACCGCACACCACCTATAAAATCGTCCATATTCCTAGCCTTTAACAAGTCAATAGCTCAAGAATTGGGGGCACGTTTGCCTCGCACAGTTAAAGCGTCAACACTACATTCGTGTTCGTTGTCGGCTTTATTGAAAGCATTTAAAATGGATTTCGCTATAAGTGAAAACAAATACTTTGGAATGGCTAGGGAGTGTTTGGATTTTAAAGGAATAGCCGCTAAAAGAATTAACGGGTTATGCGGCAGAGCTTGCACTCTGTATGACCTTATGCGGTTCAACCTGATTACAGACGATTTTGACAAGGTTACAGAGTTGGGGGAAAGGTACGGTGTTGACGCAGACGAAGAAAGCGTACAGAGAGCCCTAGAGCTTTATAGGGTCGCAAAACACAAAGCCGATAGATACTTTGAGGGTTCAGTAGGTGGAAAATTACGTATGGATTTTACTGATATGCTATATTATGCCGCCAATTACATAGACATGAAAGACTTTAAACAATACAATGTCGTAATGCTGGATGAGTGCCAAGATATCAGCCCGTTACAGTTTGAGGTCGTGAAGCGGTGCAAGACACCACGAGGCAGACTGATAGCCGTAGGTGATGAAAAACAAAGTATTTACAGTTTCATGGGAAGTAATTTGGACAGTTTGCACGCTATAAAGAATTCCCCGAATACGATTGAATTACCTTTGTCTATGACATACCGTTGTGCGGTGAATATTGTAGACGAAGCCCGTAAAGTGTTTCCGGACGGTATTGAGGCAGCTCCGGGAGCTGTATTGGGGAGTGTTGATTGTGGTAGTTTTAGAGATGCCAAAGATGGCGACTTTATATTGTGCCGAAACAATGCACCCCTGATGGAAACGTTTATAGAATTATTGAAACTAGGCAAACGGTGCGCCATTATGGGTAAAGATTACGGTGATGAGTTGGTGTACCTAATAGATAGCATTAAAGATATTTGGGGGCTGGAAGCTAAGTTAGAGAAGCTAAGTGAAAGCCTTGCGAAGAAAGGTGTTAAAATGCCGACCAAAGTGCCTGCATACGCCCAATTGGAAGAAAAAGTACACGTCTTGCTCACCCTGTATGAATATTTTGGCGACTTAGAGGTGGTGCGTAATCGCATTTATGATATATTCACAGATACGCAGAGCAAGGGGGTGACGTTGAGTACGATACATAAATCTAAAGGTTTAGAGGCTGATAACGTATATTTCTTGCAACCGGATTTATTACCGAGCAAGTATGCGGTTACGGAGTTAGCCTTGTATGCGGAAAAATGTTTAAAATTTGTGGCAATAACGAGGAGTAGAAAGAATTTAATATATTGTTAAACGAATTAAATTAATTTCATGGAAGAACAAGAAAAACAAGCGGTAAAACAAACTCCCGCTGATTTATATTTGATGGTTCCTAAAAATTCAAAGACAGGGGTGCGGATTTCATTCCTTAGTGTAAAGAAAATTAAATCCTTTTTTGGGATTGCGCCCACAAGGGAAATTCTTGAAGCTCACTTTCAGGCGGAGCATGTGCGAATGGAAATAGCCGATGCCAAAGCTAAAAAGGCGGGAAAGAATGCAAAATATTTACCTCAACCCTTGTATTTGCAAATACAAAGTAGTATATTTGCAACTATTGTTGAAGAAGCCCGTGGCAAAGACAAGGATGTGGATGGTAAAGCCTTGTGTCTAACTCTTGGTTCGCAGATACCCTGTTGTGTAATTACACCTATGCCGGAAGCACCTGTTGAGGACGAGCAACCAAAACAAGTTCGTAAAAAGAGAACCCCAAAAATTGTTATTAACAATGATTAGTAAAGACAGTAGAAAGGTCGTAGGTGAATACGTGTTTTTGAGCAAGTATTCACAGACACACAACGGTGTTAAAGAAACATGGGACGAGGCTGTTAACCGTGTCATGACAATGCACTGGAACCGTTACAAAGAGATAGTTAATGAGGCAGATATGCCCGAGTTTGAACGTTTGTTTGGATTTGCTGAAAAGTTGTATCATCAGCAACATATTTTAGGGGCACAAAGAGCCTTACAATATGGGGGTGAGTTGATGCTTGAAAAACACGCTCGGTTTTACAACTGTTCAAGCACTTATATTGACCGTGTGGAAGTGTTTGAGGAAATTATGTATTTGCTCTTATGTGGGGCGGGTACAGGGTACAGTGTTCAACATATCCACACCGAACAATTGCCTATCCCCAAAGGGTTTAATCCCAAACTTGAGAAAAAGATATTTGTAATACCCGATACGATTGAGGGGTGGGCAAAGGCGGCAGGCGAGTTGATTGGAGCTTACTATTATGGACGTGCCGAAGTGTTGTTTGACTATTCCCAAATCCGCCCGAAAGGTGCTTACATACGAGGTGGATTTAGAGCTCCAGGACCCGAACCATTGCGGGAAGCACTGGACAAAGTAAGAAGCCTCTTGTGCAAAGTTCAGAAGCGTAAATTGAGACCGTTTGAGCTTCATTATATTATTTGCGTTTTAGCGAATAGTGTGGTAACAGGTGGTGTTCGTCGCAGTGCGATGATAAGTATTTTTGACGCTGACGATGTGGAAATGGCAGGTTGTAAAGTTGGGGCGTGGATTAGCACACATCCTGAACTATGCCGAAGCAATAATTCCGCAGCTATTTTGCCCAATACCCCAAAAGAAACATTTGACATGATTTACGAGTTTACCCGTAAATTTGGGGAACCCGGATTTGTGTTTATAGACAGTCCGTGGTTTGTCTATAATCCGTGCGGGGAAGTGGGTATGTACCCTCGCATCCAGGACGAAAACGGTGCATGGAAATCAGGATGGGGCTTTTGTAACCTATCTGAAATAAACGGGGGTAAAATACAAACCGAACAAGATTTCTATGATGCTTGTGTGGGTGCGTCTGTTATATGTACGTTGCAAGCGGGTTACACGAATTTTAAAGTGTTACAGCCGTGGTCGCAAAAAATTGCAGAGCGTGACGCCCTGATTGGAGTAGGTATTACGGGGCTATGTGAGAACCCTGACTTATTGTTTGACCCTATTATTCAACGCAAAGGGGCGATGTTGGTAAAGGAAACGAACCAGAAGATAGCCCGCATGATTGGGATAAATTCAGCGGCACGATGTACCGTTGTCAAGCCGTCGGGTAACAGTTCTCAATTACTTGGTACACTGTCAGGTATTACTCCAGGACACGCCCGCCATTACATACGTCATATTCAGGCGGCAGACACCGAACAGGCGGTTCAACTATGGGAAAAGATAAACCCGAATTGTGTTGAACCGAGTGCATGGAACCCGACCCGTGAAAAAGTACTTGCTTTCCCCGTTACATTGCCAGAGGGTGCAATTCTTAAACAAAACCTTTCTGCCATTGAATTCTTGAAATTTGTGCTGATTACCAAACAAAATTGGATAGAGTACGGTACAAACTTTGACCATCCGAGCACTAAAGAAAATCCAACGCTACGTATGAATGTTTCTAATACTTGTACGGTAAAACCGGACGAGTGGGATGAAGTACGTGAATTTTTGTGGGAACACCGTGGTGAGTTTGGCGGAATTAGCCTGTTGTCATCATTCGGTGATTTGGATTACCCTCAAGCACCATACACCGAAGTTCTTGACGAGGTGGAATTGGCTGAACGATACGGTGCAGGTGCAATTCTGTCCAGTGGTTTAATAGTGGATGCAGCTGATGTCTTTAAGGACGTTTGGGAAGGCTGCAACGCTGCAACAGGCTTAGCTCCTAATTTACTGACTCTTACTGATGCAGACATTGCTAAATACATTACAGATAATATTAAGGACGGCAAGTTTTTAGTAGATATTGACGGGGTGTGTTTTAGCGATGTGAATTGCGTAATTGACTATTTGAAACGTAGGGTTGTGAAACGTCTTGAATGGGTGCGCAGGTTCAACAGTTTTGCTGACAAATATATGGAGGGTGACCGTTTAAAGACCGCCTATTGTTTGAAGCACGTAAACGCCTTTCACAAATGGCAGTTGATTTGCAGGATGAAACCTGTTGATTACTCCGGGATTGTATGGGAAGAGCCACTGAAACAAGCAGGCAGTGAGATTGCGACAGCTTGTGCGGGTGGAGCTTGTGAATTTACACCACGACGTAAAGAATAATTGAAAAGCCCCGCTGATGAAAGTTGGTGGGGCGTATTAAAATAAAAACGATTAAATAATTATGAACGTACAGATTTTATTTAATGATGACGCCCGAAAGAAAATGTTTGAGGGGGTTGAAGAGTTGGCAAATGCAGTGTCGTCCACGCTCGGACCAAAAGGGCACTCGGTTATCCTGGATAAAGGCTATGGAATACCCCACATCACCAAAGACGGTGTGACAGTTGCCCGTGCCTACGATACGGATGATACGATGAAGCGTATGGGTGCGACGCTTGTGAAGACCGTTGCTGCAAAAACATGTGATGAGGCGGGGGATGGCACTACGACAGCCACCATTTTAACCCGTGCATTAATGAAAGAGGGGATGGCAACATTAGCCCGTGTGTCTAATCCACAGCGTTTTAAAGAGGGTATTGAAGCCGCTAAATGCGAAGCCGTGAAGTTTATGCAACAGATGAGCAAAGAAATTGGCGAAAACGATTTTGAGCGTATCAGACAGATTGCGACAATAAGTGCCAACGGTGATGAGGAAATTGGGGCTATTATCACTGAAGCTATTGGCAAAGTAGGCAACGACGGAGTAATTACTGTTGAAGAAAGTAGCAAGAGCGAAACCACCGTAGAGGTGACGACAGGCTTCCAATGGGAAAAGGGGCTGTTGAACCCGTATTTTGTGACTGACCCCGAACGAATAGAATGTGTACTGAACAAACCATACATTTTGCTCTTTGGGCAAAACATAAACTACCCCGATGAAATATTGGGTGTATGTCGCAAGGTGTACGATAGTCACCGTTCTCTTTTGGTTGTTGCTCCTAATGCGTCTAACGACGTAGTGAATTTCTTGGTGCAGAATGTTAAACAAGCCAATGGACTGAAAGCCTGTTTCGTTAAAGCTCCGGGATATGGGCAGATGCAAAAGGATTTGATTATGGATTTGGGCGTTAAGATTGGCGCACACGTAATCGGAGAAGAGTATGGCAATCGTGTAGAAGAAATTGGCGTGGATTGGCTTGGTGAGTGTGAGCGTGTTGTGGTAAATAGCACTCGTACTATACTCACAGGGGGCGCAGGTTCGCCAGATGAGGTAAATACACAGGTAGCCGCAATTAAGCACCAATTAGACGACAGTACGAACGCTTTTGACATTGAAAAGTACCGTGAACGTATTGCACGCCTGACAGGTGGTGCGGCTGTTATTTATGTAGGCGCAGACAGTGACGTAGAAATGAAGGAACGGAAAGACCGTGTTGATGATGCTATTGCCGCAACTCGTGCAGCATTGGAAGAGGGGTACGTTCCGGGAGGCGGCACAATTCAGCTTCGTGCCTCTGAAATGCTTGTGCACCAACTTGCAGACTTGAATGAAAAACCAGCCGATTTCAGAGCTGGATGGTGTGTAGTGGCTGAGGCTTTGCGTTACCCGTTCCGTCAATTATGCGAAAATGCTAGTGCGAACGCAGTACGTATTCAAGTGGATATGGAACTTCAACCGTGGATGCACGGTTATGACCCTATAAAGGAAGAAGTTTGTAATATGTATGATGCAGGAATTATTGACCCGACAAAGGTGGCACGCTTGACGCTTGAGAACGCTACGTCGGTTGCAATTCAATTCCTCAATACTTCATGTGCAATGGCAGCTAGTAATGATGAGAAAGGGAGTTAACCATGAGCCAAAAAACCATTCGGAAAGGCGACATTTGCCGCATCCGGCACAATACTAGCCTACACGGATTTCCGGAAAATACGCTAGTAATAATAAAAGAGTGCCGTCCTCGTAGGGCGGAGTTCCCACACCTATTTAAAGCCGCCACAGCGAAAGAGTGGTGGTGGGTGGATATTGCTGATATTACCTTGTTTGAACGAGGCAATTATGATGAAGACGATTGGTAAATTAAAGCCCGTGCAATGCGCACGGGCACAATATTAAAAATATGGATGCTCACATTTTACACGTTGTTTTCTTTGCCACGGTGATAGCTTTAGGGGGCTTGTTAATGTGGTGGAAAAAGAATAGAAAGAGATTTGCTTGCAGGCGAATGAGAAAGCATTTGTTGAAACACCCGTCAAACGGTATTCCATCAGATTACCTGTTAAATGCTTTAGAAAGGGAATTTAAAGGAATAACCTTTCAGGAGTATTCCTTTGGGGTATTCATTTATAACGAAATGGGTGGAAACATTGCATATTTATGCTGTAAAGATGGAATTTTGAGCGGTACGGCTTCAACGGATAAAATGCCTTGTTTGGCAAAATTTGTTGAAGAATTTAAAGGGAAACCAGAATGGCAGGCAGTGTCGTCCCTAATGAAGTGCGGCTGTTATTGTACAAAATGATATGACAGAAGAAAAAAGACTGATACAGGAAGAAGACATTGAGCGCATTATGCACAATGCGCCTGACTATATATTGGATGCTACTGATGAGATAAAGGATTTATGGGTAGCGTCTGAATGGGCTAAGGAAGAGCGTGACTTGACCCCTAAACGCTATTATGAAGTAGTGTTGTTTGAGGGCGAAGACAAAGAAAAACGTATTGAAATAGACTTTCAACAAACAGTTAATCCAGGGACTATTGTAAAGGCGGCAGGCGGAAGTGTTACTGACGTGCGTAGTGTTAATGCAAAACGATTGCAGTACCTAAAATACGAACGTGAGTACCAACGTTTAGTCAAGGAGTTAAACAAGGCTATCGGCAAAAGAACTCACCGCCCTCGCAATATAGTGGATTATACGGGGAATATTTTGGAGCTATTTGGCAAGTTCTATACTATCGCGGACGTTGCTAAGATAATGGCGAAAGAATACCGTATAAAGATACCTGAAGACGAATTAAAGAAGTTCTATGTTGAACACCGTGATTTAGTTACTCGCAGGCGGGCTGAATACGTATTGCAGAACAAAGACTTTCGGGTTGCCACTGAAACGGGGCGTTTGGAAGTGCTGAACCAGATGTTAGTAGAGGTTGAAATAAAGAACCGAGCGTGTGGTGGTAGCAATGTAGACTATTGCAACCTGATACTTCGTATTATTGAGCAGGCACGCAAAGAAGTTAAGGGGAACGAAATAAAGATGACCGTAGATGGCAAGATAGACATTAATGCGACCATACAGGCAGAAACGAATGTTATGTCGGTAATGAAGCAAATGTCTATTAATGCGCTTGTCGTTGGTCTTACAGCCGCAAAAGCAGGGTTGAATCCAGCCGTTTTAATCGCACAACTTGCTAACAGTTGGTATTCACAATTCAACGGGTTTAATGGCAACGTCATGGACGGTGTACAGGTGCAACTCCCATCCGCACTTATCAAACAGTACGATTGGGGTGCAATGGAAAAACAGAGCAAACAGTTTGTGAACGATTTTACCCCGATAGCGGAAATTATAGAAGAGCCCGAAGAAGTTGCAAATAACGAGGCAGAAAATACCCGTAAGAAGCTCTTAGAGCAATTAAAGAACATGAGGCGGGCGAAACATACCGAAGACGGGAAAGCGAACGTTATTACACCTGACAGCCCTGATATGGAATTGCGTGATACGGGTGTAGTGTTGGCGGCTGAACCTGTTGACGAGGAAGAACCTACACAGGAATTTGAAATTGATTACAATGCACGCAAACAGAAGAAGGGAATGCGTATAAAAGGTAAGATAAAAGAGAGTGTAGCACGTCATAAGGCGAAAGCCGAGGCAGAAGAGGCAGACTTAACGGCTGCCGAATTAGCTGCAAGGCAGAGACGCAAAGAAAGACGGGCGGCTCGTAAAAAGAAATAATAGAAAGACGGGTATAGTGCCCGTCTAATTAAATATCAAAATTATGAAGAAAGATTTCCTTAATGTTTCTCCTGATACAGGGGGGGTAGCGGAACGGTAACTGTCACCGCTGACCCTAATTTAAACTTTGCTAGTCGTACGACAACTTTGAATTTTAATGCTGATGGAGAAGTATTAAAAGAGGTTGAAGCGTTACAGTTTGGGAATACCATTATTCCGCAATTTTATTTAAGTCCAACCGTTTCAAGTAGCAATGACTTATGGGCGTTGAAAATTACAACAACCTTAGAACTAGAAGAATTTGCGGCTGGAGCTTATAATTTCTTGGTGGATTGTACAGCTAATAATAAGATAGCCACGGAAGGAACAGCTCCTAATGTAACTATTTGTATTTCGGTGATTAATAGTGTTATCATACCGAGTGGTGGAAGTAACATAAATAACCGAGAATACGATATGTATTGCAGTAAAGACAACGGTACTAAGACTAAGATGGCAGTAAGTAAAGACCAATACATTCAGTTTATTTCTTTCCGTTTTATGGAGGGGGCTACATTTGAAGAACTAACTGTTTCTAATTATCGCTTTTGGCTTCGCAATATAAACGATGCAAGTGAAATAGAACTTCCAGTTAGGTTTAGATTAGCTTATCATTATTAAAATAAGGGGAGCCATTTGGCTCCCCGATTTGTTTACCGCATTTCGTTATAACTACGGTTCATCCACGCTTCTTTTTCCATGCTTTCAATCATGTCCTCAAGGAAATTTAAGGTTCCTTGGTCAGCGGGTGGCACTTGGTCATGAATTTCACGGATGCGTCTAATTACCGTGTCCCAGTCGGCAGAAATAATTTTCCACATTTCCATGTCCGTCGGGAGTGGCTGAGACATTTCAAACTCCTGAATGTGGTTTGCCTGTAACATAGCTTCCATACTACCGAGCGGTCTGCCACCTAAAGCCCGCACACGTTCAGCAACGTCATCAACACGTTCAATTTCGGCTTCATAAAGTTTCAGCATAGCTTCGTGATAGCTGCCAAAAGAAGAACCAATAACGTTCCAATGGAACTGCCATGTTTTTAGCAACAGGGTAAAGTGGTCGGCTAATAAGCCGTTCAACAGGACAAGACTTTTAGCTATGTCCTCTGATGTTAATCCAATGTTTACTTTCATAATGTACATTTTAAAAAGTTGATGTATATACGCCACAAAGGTAGTCAAAAGAAAATTATTAGAAAAATCTTAGAAAAAGTCCGGTGAAGTCTTGTTATTTCAAAAATTATGACTACCTTTGTAGTGTCAATAAACAATAACTCATTAAAAATTCAAAATTATGGCAACAACAGTAAATAACAAAAGAACTTTCGCAAAAGACATTGCAACTATTAGCACAGCTTTAGACGGCATAGTAGAATTTCAAAGTATTGAATTTAGCCAAATACTTATTACGGAACATGGGCAAAGCATTAACGATTTACAGTATGTGAACAAAATACGTGGTATTTACTTTTATACAAGCCGCAGCAAAGTAGAAAATATTGTTTGTGCTTTATGGCGTAATGAAACCCTACCGACTTATGTAGTTTGCGCTGACAGCAAAAACGTTTACGAACTTAAATGATAACCCGTGGGGCGCAAGCCCCGCACAACTTTTGAATTATGGAACATAACAGATGTATGATATGTGGAGCGGTTATTAGCGATAACAATACGGACGGTATTGGTTGGGGCTGTATGGCAAATGTTGTGAAACCCGCTATTAAAGAAACTATGTGGGAAGTGTACGGGTTGGACATTTGGGTGGCAAAAGCCAACAGAATAAAGGAAGCGTTTTTGAACGCTTATGCAGGCGTAAAATTCCGTAATGAATTTAAACGGGGGTTTTACGAAAGTATGGCGAAAGCCGAAAGGGTGAGCAAGAAACAACTGGAAATTATGAACCAGATGTTGGACGATAAATGTGTTTTGCTGGACTTTAAAGACATTTTTGAACGTTACGAGGGAATGGCACAGAGTAGCGAATGTAAAGCCCAATTTCAGGCTAATATTGCGAAATACAAGAAGATTTATTTAAGTGGACGTAAAAATAAAACGGAGGAATAATTATGAAGCCAACTGTTGAGAATTTTCAGGTTATTAATTCAACGAGCACAGAATTGGAAGTTGAATTAACCCCAACGATACGTTTGAAGTGCCTACGTCATTCTAATCGCAGGACGGGTTCTTCGGTTTGGGAAGCTCGCTTGTACCAATTTGGGAAGTGGAGGGTGTTTAACAACCCGTTTGACCGCAAAGATTATGAGGTGGTTGAAAAATGGGGGAAGATAAAGGCAAACGCTTTTCGGGGCGTGATTATTGCCAAAAGTTATTCCTACAAAAAGGATATTATAAGTGCTTTAAATAGCGTACCACTAAAATGAATTGATTGAATATGGCAAAGAAACAGAAAAGAGCGTTGCTAGCCGCTGAAATAGCACAGCTATGCACCAATAAAGGGTATAACAGTTTTAGTGATTATATTCCGATTGCACCTAATAAATGGGGTGCGACACATGTTGATTTTGTGGATAACCTGAATGGATATACATGGCTTTATTTGCGTAAATTAGAGAAACGGTTTGGCATTAAACATTATACCACCGTAGTAGAATATACTAAGCTGAACGCAGACGATAAACGTTTGGTTGAGGCTTTAATTAGGGAAGCACCTGATAAAGAAACTAAATAAAAGAAGATTATGTATTTAAAGAAAAATTTGTGGCAAAGAATTAAGTTTGCTTTTAAAACATTGTTAAGCGACGCACCGCTTGAAGAAATGTACACAACCGGATACAAAGCCGGAGTGGACGAAGTGATTAACGATTATCGTTTGTTGAAAGAAAAGTTGGTTCCGATACTGACAGAGCTAGCCACACCACCGCAAAAGTTGGATGATAATTTTATCACGTATCCGGATATGTCGGTACGGCAACTAAGTTTCTTTAATGTTGAACACCCTACCCCACGATTTTGCATAACGACATTAACAGCCCTTATCCAATAGAAAGGGTAACGGTGGAAAGGGTTATATACACAGCGAACCAAGTGCAAGTGACAGCAATGTCAGACCCTATGGTTAAACAGTTACAGAGTGACGCCTGTTATGCTAAGTATTTGGAGCATGAGCAACGCAATGCAGCCCAACGACTAGGGGAATACCTGTTGAAGAATGGGTTTATTAGGGCGACCCGATTGGCTAGTACAAATCCACGTGACATGAAAGTTATGTACTGGACATTAACTTATACTAAGTTGCAGTAAAACAAATCTATGAATAAGCCGGAAAATTTTCCGGCTTTTCTTTTGCAGTTTAAATTAAAGTATTATATTTGCGGTGTCAATAAAAACTTAATAGTTATGTCAACAGAAAATTTAGTACCCGCAGCAATACTCTTAAAGATTAAGAAGTTGCAAGAACTAGCCTTGAGAGGCGTAGGTGGTGAGGCGCAAAATGCTCAAAGAGTTTTAGAAGCCTTGTGTGAAAAATATGGTTTAACCCTTGAGGATTTAGACCAAGATGCAAAAGTAACTTATGAATTTCCACTACGAGCTTCTATTCGTTCGCTGTTTGTTAATTGTTTTACGTACATGTTTGGGGCGAATACCCGCTTTAAAGAAGACTACACCGTTTATTGTAATAGCGGTACAAAGAAAATTTGGGCTGAATTAAACTTGACGCCTAGTGAATATATAGAATTTTCACAGTTCTGGGAATGGCACAAACATAACTTTCTTAAAGAACGTGCCGCCATGCGTGAAGCATTTAAGCAAGCCTATTGTGAAAAGCATCATTTGTTTACAAATGATTTTGCCGACGATATACGTGAGGAACTGGACAACCGTAAAGAACCCACTATGGAAGAAATATTGGCGGTTAAGGCACTCGCAATGACACTCAAAGATAACACCTATCACAAACAGATTGGGAATAGTACAAACGCTTATAACGAGGAGGACGAAGAATGATGACTACAAAAGAGCGTGACTTCCATTTAGTACAAAAGGCTTTAGGTGGAGACAGTAAAGCATGTGAAACAATATACAACAGGTTTAACAAAGCGGTGAATTACCAGATAGGCAAAATAGTAATGGACACCGAAATAGCCTTAGACCTTACAATGGAAACATTTGAAAAGATATTTACCCGTTTGCACCGCTATCAGCCGGATTACTGTTTAAGTACATGGGTGAGTCGGATAGCCACCAACACCGCATTAGATTACACCCGAAAAGTAAGGCGGGTCACAATTGTAAGCATTGAGGCGAGCATAGAAAATGAGGATGGGGCAGATATACAGGTGATGGACGACGAGCCAACTCCCGATGAGCGTATAATCTTAACACAGAAGATGACCTACCTTACAGGGCTGATGCGCTACATGCAGCCGAATGAATGTAGGCTGTTGCAACTGTATTACGTGAACGACATGGGTTATACCGAAATAGCTGACGAAATGGATATTTCGGTGCGTGTGGTCAGGCAGTATATCAGGGATGCACGTAATAAGTTACGCAAGCTGACGCAGGAGATAAGTATGCGTGAAGTATTAACCAAAGAACAAAGAAGATATGAAAAAGAATTACAGAGCCAAGTTACAGGGTGAATTTGACATTGTACAATTAACTACGGATAATTATGATGAGGTGGTTATTTTCTTGCAAAAGGCTAAAGATTTTGAGCTGTTTGACTATGATTTTTGCAAGCGTGAAACCCCTTATATAGAATTCGTACGTGCTGACGGCAGAATACAGTGCGTGGAATTGGGCGACTATGTGTTTATTGACCCCGAGGGAACGTTGTATGTAATGTCCAAGGAAAAATTTGAGAGTACCTATGAAGAAATATAAGTGGGTGAAGCGGCTTATTTGCCTTATCATCGGGCACGATGTAGAGTGGGTAATTGAGCACCGATTGCGGAACGGGCATATTAGCCTGAACCGCAAAGGTGGCAAAAGGCGCAACCAATCTAGATGGGTGGCTGGAGCATATAAAAAGTGTTCACGATGCGGAAAGAAACTAAGTAACTTTGAAAGAATCTGGGGCGGATGGAACTAATAGAAAAAGATAATACGATTACAGCATGGGGCGTGAAAAATGGCGTAGCCACTGTAATAGGCGTGGACTTTGGGCATAAGAACGATTATGCTGTTAAGACGGTACTAAAGAAGCATCCTGACGGGAGGGTTGAAGTTGTAAGTTCTGAACCTATTGGGCGGACAATTGACTTTAACGACCCCGCCCGCAAACAAAGAGTTATTGACGAAATTAGAAACTTTAAATTATAGAAAAATGGAAAAATTGATTTTATTTGTATTGATTGGATTAGTGCTTGTTTTAGCATGTTACAAAATGTATTTTAAAGTGCGTTTTGAGTATTTGTTGCGTGAAATGAGTAAGTACCAAAAGAGAAAATTACAAGTAGGTAAGAGAGTATATTTGGTGTATTATGTGCCATTAGTTCCAGATTTATGTGATAGTCGGGTGGTTGCCCAAATGGTGGATGAAAAGGATTGGGGAATATTTTGTCAACCAGATTGTGAAGCAATTGAGTTGTACATACAGGCGAATCCTAATTTACGAGTATTTAATATTCCGACGGTACTGTTCAATCCCGATAATGTGAAATTAAACTTTAGAGCTATTTACAAAGTAATACGAGTAAAATGAAAACAGAGGTAACAAGAACGGTTGTAACATTGGTTGAGGTACATACCCGTGAAACAGGTGACGCCACTGTAAAGGGTGTGAGCAAAGTATCTGATGATTCCACATTGTCAAGAAAGGTATGGATTAATGGGGAAGAGGTGTATGCTGAACAGTACCCGACACGTTGCATAGACAAATTTGCGCAGCCAGAACTCCAAGCGTTTGTAGAAATGTTGAGTAAGTATGAAGTACCACGCAAAAGGAGCGTGTACCTATCTACGGGCTTCTATAAGACATTATGTATAGTCTTTGCGTGTATTTGGTTGGTTACGTTATTATTCTTTCTATATAGACTTAATTTGAGCTCATGAGAAAACAATTGCCACCACCCCCGCCAAAGCCAAGAGAGGGGCAGACAAGAGTAAGAAGTTGGTTTGCTTGGCGACCCGTAACGATTAGTTACGAACAACGTTGGTTGGAAAAAGTAACTGTATTAGAAGTGTGCCGTTACCACAGTCTTCCACATATTGGGGAAGTGCCTGAGTGGGACAAAGTTAAATTTATAGATGAATAAATATGGCGAAAAATGTTTTCTATTTATTGGCTATAATGTTCGTGAATGAATACGGCAAAGTAGGACATCAGAATGTATATGTGAACGTCAAAGGAAGTGAGTTTATATTATCAGAGGTTGTTGCCCGTCTTTGTCAGGATTATGGCTTTCAAAAAGTAACCGTTTTGTATAGAACAGAAGCAACGGAAACGGAGTTCTGGGCAAATTGTACCGCCAATAAAGAGTTATGTTGTTTTGTTTATCCAAATAAAACGGAGGATATATGTTTTTAGATGTAAACAGAAGAGAAATACAGCTAGGCGATAGAATAGCTGATGTGAGTGGTGAATGGTATGCAGATGACGAAACACCCGTAGTAGAAAGCGAGGGTGATGAGTTGTGTATTTATGTGGAGGGCACTACGATTTACCTGTCTGAAATAGAAACTGAGAAAATATGTTTAATAGTGGATTAATATGGAAATACAAGAAGTGACATTGAATATTCCGCTGCAATATAAAGCAATGCAGTGTAGAAAAGAAAATATTGAAGACTTGCGTGATTGGATTGCAAAAGAAACTCTTGGAATGTTACAAGTAATAAATTCGGTAGCCGATGGAAATTATTACTTGTATAACGATAAGCAAAATTCATGCAAACTTATTGTGGAGGGTGATTGGGTAATATTGTTATCCACTTCCACTTCTGGCGTATATCCAACATATCAGATAGTAGTGGATGAACTGTTCAGAAAGATGTTTGTTGAACCGACCGCTAATAATGAAGAGCGTGAAATGTGTATTGCTGATGCGTTGCAGATATGCGACACGGGCATACCTATCAGAAGAAAAAGTTGGGGTACAAACGAGGACGGTTTTAATGCGTTCGTTATGTTGCTGAACGTACATGTGGCTTCACATCTTCCAGAAAGATTTAGAGCAGCCGCACAGTTTGACGGGCGTAGCCGTGAAATTACAACGGAGAAACAATACCTGTTGGTTACTCCTAAATTTATTAATGAGGTAGAAATAAACTGGCACGCTACTCCATACGTACCAACATGGAGGGACATACGGGCGAATGATTGGGTAGTGGCTTATAAAAAGAAAGATTAGTATTATGGCAGAAAAAGAAACGCAGGAGAGCATATTGCATCTCCCTATTCCGCAAGAGGCGGTAAATGTAATATTAGAACCAAACCGTCAACAGGACGTCTATTTGGTTGTGAAATTGGGCGGGGGTGAAAACCGTACTGTGACATACGTGGCAGCAGCCAAAGAGAACCCTGATGAGGTGCTAAGACAGATGAAGAGTGTATTGAATAAACCAAAGGGAAGCATATTTGCAGCCATACAGCAACTCGGCAAGTTGTTTGAGAAGTACTTTGGTACAAGGGTACGGGGTGAGAATGATGATGTGGCAGATTGATGAATATTGGTATATGAGTGATGCGATTTTCATCATCTGGGGATTGGCGGGGCTAGCGTATATCCTTCTCGTGTGTCTGATAGTTTTAGCACTGTTCAATAAAAGAATGGCGGGGTGGAAAATGCTCCCTATTCTGATAGATTGGCTGTTCGTAGTGGGAATTCTACTTGCATTTACAGGGTTCTTTGCGTGGCAGGCTATAAGGTAATCGACGGTGGATATAGGTGGTCTACGAAAATTGAAATTGTAAATTCGAGTGGGATGTCAGTAGGGGTGATTTGGACGTGATAGAGCCGAATCGCTCCTATTGATGTCTTAAAGAAAAAGGCAGGGTGGACACATCGTAATCGTCTGACAGTTAAAATTGTAGGTATTCAAAATAAAAGCAGGGGAGGGCACACAATCAGTGATGAATAATAGGCAGCATATAGGTACAGGGGTAGAGGAATAGTGAGGTGTAGCGGGGGAGTGGTTGAGTACGAGTGAGGTGGTTCTGGGTATGGTAGAGAGTGGTTGGTTGTGTGCGAGGTGGTGGTTATATAGTGGTTCCAGGAGTTTTGAGGCGAAATTTCCGCCCGCATCAATATCCCTGAAGACCGAGGGCTGTCGTGTGGAGCAGGTGTTTATATCCCGAGTTTCGTGCCTGGATATTGCTATGTGCGTATAATAGTAATTTATATTAACCAAAAACTCGGTAAACTCCCTAGGAAAACCGAGTAGCAAAATATTTACAAAATGGCAAAGAAAGAATATGAAGATGAGGATATACGTTTGTTTGAGATTTATGCTAAGTGGACTAGGAATATCAACTACGCTAGAGCATGGGCATGGATGGACGATGAAGCTAAAGAAAGATTGATAGCCAAGTATCCGTGGACATTTCCAATACTTGCGAAACCTAAATCTAATGTTAGAAAGCGGGTAAGTATAGAGGGGAGAACGTTTTGGCAAAGGCAATATTATATTCGTGTATGGATTGCCACACTACGAAACGAAATTTTACTTCCTAATTTTGATAAAAAGAATATAGATGGGTTGGACACCGACCATATCGTACCGATATCTTATGGGTTTAAAAACAATATATCGCCTGAATTAATTGGTAGCTTAGAAAATTTGCAGTTAATTCCAAACCAATTGAATTTAAACAAAGGGACTAAAATCACTCCTAGAGCATTGTGCTTGCTTAAAAGATGGAAGAAAATGGACAAATCTTAGATTAATTCTAAGAAAAACTCCGGGCAACTCTTGTTTATTCAAGAATTATATGTACCTTTGCAGTGTTGATAAAGGTTATCAACGGTGTGGGTGGCACATTCCACTCGGTTTTAATGCTTGGTATTATGAAGGCAAGTTCAGTTTTAGTTTCCAGAGTTAAAGAAATCGTTGCTATTAACGGTGAAGTTAAACTTAATAATCCAGTAACAATTAGTTACCAAAGATACATCGGGTATAATTACACTACTAAGCAACATGAATACGTGCCGACAACGGTACAAATAAGAGAGGTGTACCGTTACGGTAAGAGAGGCGAAGTTAGACTTAGTGAGGGCTTTAATTACTGGAGACCTACTGAATTAACAGCCAAAGAATGTGAGGCAATATTGGCACAGCTCCCCAACTAGGGAGCTTTTTTTTAAAATAAAATCTAAGAATTTCCCCGAGCACTCCTTGGATATTCAAAATAAAAGACTACTTTTGTAACATCAAAATCAATAAAACGTTTAAGACTATGTTAACGAAAGAACAGTACATCGCAAAAGAAATTGAGCTTACAGCCGCTTATGAGGCTGCCGATAAAGCCTTTGATAAGAACCCGTGCAAAGAAACAGCAACAGCACTCTCTAACAGTCGTCAGGCTTTAAAAACGTTGCGTGCCGAGGGTTATGTAGGGCGTGACCGTGAATTAAGCCGCCAACTTGCTAGGGACGTGGCACAGGTGTTTGATTATGCAGCCGGAAGAACTAACGAATTACCAACAGTATTTAAATAATAGGAGGAAACAGATATGGCAACTAGAGAAGAACAGGTAGCAATGAACCGTCAAGAACTTGAGAAAATGTGTGTACAGATACAAAGCGAGTGCCCGCTTGCAAAACACGTGCGGTACGAATGCAGTAGTTTCTATCCGAACATTTGTTTTATAACGGTGGACGCATTGAATCCACAGGATTATCCTAATAATATTGCAGAAAATAGTATATTCATTACGTTTCGCATAGATTTGGCGGCTAAAGTAGCTGAGTACAATCGTTCGGGTCATGTTTATTTGTCTCCGAAAGAAAAACGTGAAAACCCGAAACTCCGCTATCTTTGCATGAACGGTATGTCAGAGCTCGCTCGCAGACTTAAACATGTTAACAGGATGCGTAGATATCAGTACAAGGATGGTGAGGCAGCAGCTCACAAGATGGCTACCTACTTTAATAAAGTGATGGAAGCCGTGGTGGATTATACTGATGGCTACCCGTACAAACAGGGTGTTGAAAAATAATTTTGAGTTTTATTGATGAATTTATAGGGGCAGGTCTTGGATATTCTAGATTTTGCCCCTATATTTGTACCATCAAATTAAATCAATAACAATTAAAACTCAATTATTATGGCAGAGAAAATTTATAACTTCATTTGTGGGCGGTTCGGTAGCCGCATGTTAAAGCCTCGTTACCGTAATGTGTGGGTAAAGTTTTGGACTAGCATTGTTATAAGCCTGTTCTTATTGGTATTGTACTTTATAGTACAGGCGTGGAGCGTTGTGGTTGAGTGTTTAAACAGAGTTATTTGGAACTATTAAAATTAGGTACTATGGCAAAAGAATTTAAAAATGGTGAACGGGTGGAATTTCGCCCGTGGGAAACCGCTCCTGCAAAAGACAGGGTTGCGGGCGAAATTGTTGGTGGCGTGGTTGAGGGTGAATACTACATGTTGCTCCCAGATTGGGCAAAACGTAAAGGAGAACTCACTAACCTTAAGAAAATTCATTGGTCACAACTTTATTCTATTTAATATGGCGGTAGTTAGTGCCTACATAGGCAAAACAAGTGAGAGTGGGCAGGCGACAATGTATAATGTCGCCTTTCGCTATAATGGGCGGGACTATTTGCAGAACGTTTGGGTTCCGAAGTCAGCCGTCTACTATTACAGGGCGAGCACCTGTAAATTGAGCGTTGATGATTGGGTACTCAAAAAGGTCGTGGAGCTAGCCGTGGCAAACCCTAATAAACCACTCGTAGACCGAGGGGCATTGCTGAACGGTGTAGAATGGTAGTATAATAACCAAACTAATAAATAAGAATTATGATGGTAAATTTAAACAGCGTGCCCGAGCGCACATGGATGCGAGTAATACAAGCATGTGACGAACAGTGGGTGCATCGTTCAGCGTGTGGTCGCTACCTGTTAAGAAGACAACGGGTGTACACTCCCGGACATGATTACCAAATCCACATCCGACCCCTGTTGGGTGGTGGCAGCATGGGGATGAGAAACTGTTATCTACGTGCGAATGAGGACAACTGTTGGGAGATTACCGTTTGCGACGATTTGCGACACGGACGCCTCGTGACAGTGCATTGTTATCACCCTAATGCTTTAAACGTCATGTTGACCACTTTAGAGCGTGATACAACATACTTTAAGAGCCTACGTACACACGAGCCAACACCAGACGCTCGCAGGGAACTGGAAGAACGCTTTGCGAACTATGTTATCAACGAAATCTTTGGATGACCCTCTACACGGGACTTGCAGGCATAAAATCAAAATATTTTGAAGAATTTCCGGATAAACTCTTGCACAATTCAATTGAAGTAACTACATTTGCAATGTCAAATTAATTCAATAAACAATTTAAAATTCAATAGTTATGAAAGCAACAGTAAACAATTCCGCAAATTTCGTGATTAACAACGATATGTTGAACGAAACAAAATGTCTGAAGTATGTAAGCAAACCAACTATGTTGGAAGAAATTGTTAATATACAGGTAGCACTCGCCAAGCTGAACAGCAACTACACCCCACGCCAATACACCGAAAAGAACAGCAAAAAGGAACTGTTTGAGGGTTATGGACGCCTTGTTACCATTTACAAGGAGTTAAGCGAAAAGCGTGAAGCCGAAATTGCTAAGAACGTGGCAACTTGCATTAAGACGGCTGACGTATTGGCAGAGGAAGCCCGTGTAAAGGCTGAGGCTGAAGCCGCTAAAAAGAACCCCAAAGAGAACGTAAACACTGATAAAAAGGCACGTCGCGGAGATGCCCAAGAACGGTTGGACAAGTACACGGCTGAACTTAAAGAAAAAGAAGCCATTGCCGAACCCTCTAAAGAGGTTAAACACCGCATTGCAAGCCTGAAACGTAAAATTGCTCGTGCCGAAAAGGCTCTGGGCAACGTAACAGTTACTAACGAATAATCTACTTGACATGGGAACAGCAGCAAAGAGCCCCGAAATTGGGGCTCGTTATTATAGAGTGTACGTGTTAAACAGTGACGGAACCCGTTTTAAGACACTGGACAAGGTATATCGCAAGTCAGCTCAAGCGGCTGCAAATAAAGCCGCCCGAATTGTAGCCGCTAACGACCGTAACATTACCGCTGAAGCATTGTTGTGTCGTGTGTACTGTATGCCGAGCGGGCGACATAGCGGTTTATATTATGGAAAAACAGGAATTAAAAGATAAGGAGAAATAGATTATGGCAAAGAAAAAGGAAAGAAAGGGTTTTACGCCCGAACTTCACGAGTTATTTGATACCCTTTATGCGAAACTTCGTGAATATGGACAGTGTTGCGCATTTATCGCTATTTGTGACAACAAAAACGAAATCACTAAACGCATCGGAATTATAGATGAGGTAACGCATCAAGAAGAGGGCGGGGTCATATTGCCTGACACAGCCATTGCGAACGCTATGGGTGGGGATAGCCCACAGGATATCGCTGGACGACACTTGGTATATAATGCGGTTCTGTCGTACTTACACGAATTCCCCGATGAGATACCCGCCTTTTTAATGAATTTCCAAGACATGGTGGAAGACATACGTGAAGAAATGGATGGTAATGACGATGATACTCCAGAGGTAGAAATTCCTATTGTTATAAACAGCAATAACAACCCGAATGGAGACTGCTAGTAGAATGCACTTAGTCACACCGCAAACAGTGTGGCAGGTGACAACCGAGTTCTTTATTGAACGGCACGTGCCGTTTCACTTGACGTTTGGAATTAACCCCGTAGGCGAACCCGCACTAATATACACGGTTGTAGCTGACGGAGTAGTTACAGAGCAACAACTCGCAGACCTGATATTGAAAGTCCAGGGATATTTGACTTCCTACGATGTTACACCTATAATTCATTTACAACCATGATTTACGGACTTTATTTAGCTTATAGCAAATGGGAAGTATTACCCGATGAAGAATGTGCTAACCCTACGGTTCCTCGTTACCCCGCTTCTGTTGCTCGTGTACGAGCGTATAACAACAAACGTGACCAGATAGAAGCGTATGCGAATACAATGTGCCCCGCCTCGCAGATGTTTGAGGCTGAAACTAAAGAAGAATTTGACGTCAAAGTCGCAGAATTTAAAAAGAATTTTGAGGACGAGGCGTGGCTTGCTGAAAACATTGACCCGTTCCTGTAATTATGAGAAAGATGTGGAAATATTATATCCCTATCATTGGGATAGGTATTATGTTCAGCAACTGGACAAAGTTTTCCGAAAACGACCCTACGGGTATTCATTGGGCGATGACTGCATTTTGGCAGTCTATCTGGACAACTGTTATATTAATAATTTTGCTATTTGAGCCATGAAACCAATAAAGATAATTAGAGTAAAGATGCACGCTGCAACTCGTAAAAGACGTCTAGTTAACCGTTTGATTCGCAAGGTAAACAAACTAACAGCCGAGGCGCAATATTGGCGTAACCGAGCTAAGAAGCTAACTAGCGGGGTGATAGAAGTTGAGGACGATGCACCACCTACTAATAAATCGGTATGGCAGAGCCCGCCTGACACCATGCGACAGAACCTGTTGGTCTGCATGATTAATAACATATCGGGGGAAAGGCTGTATCAGGTAGTACGCAACGTGTCACTTACCCGAATTTTAATAGACGTCGCTAGCCCTGTTAGGGGTTGTATTATTTCATTTGAATGGAACGGCACTATGTACGTGAGTGCCACTAAGGACGAAGACCGTAACCCAATTTATCGCCTAGAAATTTAGGTCAATTGTTAAATCTTAGGAATTTCCCGGAAATATTTCCGTGATTTCTTGTTTATATAAATCACTTCCACTATATTTGCACTGTCAATCAATAAAACTTACAGTCATGCGAATTAAAAGAAAACAGATTAAAGTATCTAAGAGCCGTGCAATAGAAATTGCAATGAACCACAATTGTGTCTCAAAGGAAATAGCTAGTAACTATACTGACAGCGAACTCAAAGAAGTTCTACGAGTGCTTAAATTGAAAGCTGATTTTTTAATACCCCAACAGTCATGAAAATAACAGATATTACCCTAGAAATACGTACCGAGGATGGTCAGAGTCACTTGGTAGTTTTTGACAAATGGGATTTCGCTCCTGACGGTGCGGTGGTGCTAGCTGGACAACTCGTACGTGAGAAGTGGCGTGCCATATTTGGTGATAGTAGTCAATTACAGGACGGACAGATACGCTCGGTCATGGATTGTAGTGCGTTGGTGCGTTTTTACTATAATGACGCCATGCGAACAGCCGCTATCACGCATATTACGAACAAGGCGTTTCGCATCATTAACAACGATTTGGGTGTGACATGGATACCGAAAAACATACTACGTTGGAGCCGAGTGGCGCAACAGTTCGTAGTCGTGGATGAAACCTATAAGCCGGACTTTACGATGGCAGTGGCAGAGGGTATGGACGAATATCCAACCGAGTTTGATGCTCACGATGAACTTATTGACGCATTGGACACGCCCGTAACAATACCAACAGATGATAATATTACTAACGATAATGAGGAGAACCAATTATGAGAACAAGAATTTTGCTAGGTCTATTTACAGTCCTGATGCTTGGTGTAAGCTGCACCACTGCACAAAACAGTAAAGAAACGTTTTACGACAAAGTGCTGTCCTTAAATTTGGACGATGAAATGTTACGTGATGACGGGACAACTCTTAAGATTACCGAACTCGCACCCCAACAGTTCAGGTTAAGAGCGTGCAAGGGTGATGACATTATGTTTGTTGCATGGGTGGAATTACGAGCCGTGGAAAACACCGTGAATAACAGGGTGTTCAGAAATAAATTTGGTATGCTCGGTACTTATACCGCTCCAGTAGTTTATATCTACACAGGCGAAGCCGTGCAGTTTGACAACAAGGATAAAAGCGTAGCGACCACGATTATAACTTCTACACGACTGGAAAATTACGTAGCCCGAAAGACGGTAAACATAGAACAGCAAGACGGATGCGGCAACTGTATTTTCGTGGACAACCGCCCGTTTAATCATCCGGAAGAAAAAGGTCAGGCTTCCTATTTATTCCCCTTAAATCAGTAGAAGCTATGTGGATATTACTGAATAATCAACCTGTGTGCGTCTTTAACATTAAGAATGTATCAGGGATAATAAAATTAACCCCCGAATTATTTTATAGGGATAATAACGATATTCGTAAAGAAAGTGTGTTGTCACACATATATTCTGACGCTTATAAGTTGTATCGGCAGGAGGTGGAACGTACAATGTCATTAATTACAGAGGAAGACCGCCAGAACCCCAGAGGAAACCCAATAGTTCGGGCTTATGATAGAGCATTAATGGGAACTAAGCACGTATTTGGATGGTATTTTGTCATTCAGTTGAACGGTGGAACAACATTGTATTCTTCTTTATATCCGAGTGAGGAATACGCTGCACAAATAAGAGATAGCCTGTTGCAGACTATTAATAAAGTCACGGCTGAATTGCCTAAAATAACGATATAATATGGGGATACGATTTTACTCTTTCTATCCTGGAAGAGCCAACAGGTTACGTTTCAAGAAATGTTTGGGAATTGTTTGGTGGATGACGTGGCGCATAGTTGTTCTTGCTTCATTTATCATGCTAATCAATAAGGCGTGTATTGGAGTGCAATGCAGCAAACCAATAGTTACCCCGACTGACAGTACGAACGTCGCTACAACGCTCCAAGATAGTGTGTACGGGGCGATATACGCTTTGCGAATACAGCATCCAGATATTGTGATGGCACAGTGTATTGAAGAAAGCGGACACTTTACGAGCCGTCTATTCGTAGACGGACACAACTGTACCGGAATGAAAGTACCCTCTACTCGCCCGACACTTGCTGTTGGGGTACTGTATGGGCACGCCTGTTTCAACAGTTGGTACGAATGTCTTGTGGATTATGCACTTTGGCAGACAGCATTTGCCCGCAACCTGTCACGTGACGAATACCTCGTCTATTTAGACAGAGTTTATGCAGAGAAGAAAAATTACTCACAACGTATAAAAGCTATAATTAAAACCAACGGATTATAGATATGGAAGAAGAGTTTATTAAAAAAGCTGTTAGCCTATGTTATAGTGACAGGGTTGAACTATTAAAGTTTTTAATAAATAGTTTTGATGATGTAGTGGTCGTTGCTAAATTTTCTGAAACAGAAAGTATTAACAGCGAAGCAATAGAACCGATTGGAGAAAACAAAATTGAAATTATTACTAATATTTGCACCGGATAATTATGAATTTAGAAGAAATTAAGAAACTGTACGAAGAGTGCGAACTAAACGTGGACGCTCTTGCTTTTGAAATGGCTATTCCCGTAGCCGAGTTATTGGCACGGGGCGAAAATGAAGCCGCTGACAAACTTGACAAGGAGAACCGAGCTAACTTGGAAGACTTTATGCGAAACCATGTTGGCGGCTTATGTGACGCAGACGTGGAAGAAGTACTGGAAGAATATGCGTATAACACTTTAAAATAGATAGATTATGGATGAAGCTGAAAAATTTTTGTGGGAAGAGATAGCACAGCTTCCCGAACATAAAAGAACATTTGACACTGATGTGTTTAATGCTATTATTGCAGCGATGAAACGTTATGCCGCTGAAAAGTGTGATGAGTTAAAGCAAGATATTGCAGAGTTTTACAGTGATGAATGTAGATAGCTATGTCAATGATAGATGATGGTGAATGTCGTGCGTGTGGCTGCACTAACGAAGAAGCGTGCGCACGTTGCCAACAGGCAAAGAACGAAGAAGATGTACGGGAAATGCAGAAAGGATGCGCCTATCTAGGCTGTCTAATTTTGATTGGTATGATAATCGGAATAATTATTACTTTGTTTATGATACTGCCTGTACCTAATTAAAGAAACCGGATAAGACACGTGATATCACGTATATAATAACCAAAAGTTTCTATTTTATTAATTAAATTAAAGACGAAAATGAGAAAATCAGAATTTATTAAGGCTTTAGCCGAAAACAGTGGTTTGAGCCAAAGAGATTGCGAAAAGGTGGTGGATGCGATGACCCCTGTTATTGTTACCGAATGTGTTGAAAACGGTGGTGAAATCAGCCTGCCATTCGGTAAATTCAAACAGAAAATCAACCCTGCGAAAGTTGGTAACAACCCGCTGACGAACAAACCGCTGGACATCCCGGAAAGTCATACACTTGGCTTCAAGCCGTCAAAGACAATTAAGGTTGTCATTGAACCGAAGAAAGCCGCTAAAAAGAAATAGTATTGTGTTTACATAATACAATTATTTTCATATTTTTATATTCTTAATTTAAGGTACTGATATACATATCTACACTGGAAAATCTTAGAAAGGCTGGAGTCGGGAAATCCTCGAACCAAAGATAATATTCTTTGTTTGTATTATAGAAGTTACTATATTTGTAGCGTTTTTCAGAAAGGAATGACATTATGGCATAAAATTAGCCCTGGCAAAGCAGCAACTCTGTCAGGGCGCATTTGTTTTGAGGACGGATGCGAGCAAACTATTGTTGAATTTTGGGCTGCACGTCGCAATCAAACAGGATGGACAGACGGTTGGAGCGTATTTAATGAAGCCAAATAGTGAGGAAAGTGCACGCCTCACTATAAGGGCAGATTATTAATAACTAAATTTTAGTAAAATGAAGAAAGATTTTATTACAGTTCTTCCCGATTCGGGGGGGTGACGCACAGGTTCAAGTAACCGCTGACGCCAATCCAAGTTTCGCAAGTCGTGAAACTACTATCAATTTTAACGCCAACGGGCAAGTCATGAAAAGTGTTAAAGCCGTTCAAGACGGTATGCCGTTTGTTTGCCAATTAGGTTTTGATGCACCTGCCAATTTAAGTCAAGGATTATTTATTCAATATTTTGGGCTCATTCGTACAGGTGGAACTAATGGCTGTCCGCTAATAATTGGAATTATAGCCAGAATTATAAAGTCAAACAACGACTTTAAATTAATTCCCATGTTTGGTTGTTTGCGTTCATTTTGGAAAGAAACCGACGATAAAGAATTAATTGCTGAGCTTAGGTGGACAGACAATACAGGGTATGAAGTTGGGAAAACGTACCTAAATTTCACTTTTGACAACGAAGACGGGGAAGAGTGGGCTAATTATATCGCTGAATTTAGCGGGGCGGATTTAGTTGTGCCGAGTGATGCTTACAGATTAAGAGTGGGCGTTGGCTTTGGACGTGGCGATGTTGGTATTGAAGCTAATGATTACATTTGGCAGTATTATTTATCTTTCCAATAAAAATCAGATTTTCCCGGAAGAAATTCCGGGATTTTCTTTGATATATCAATCAGTCTGCCTACATTTGCACTGTCAATCAAGTTAATCACATTAAAACTCAAATGTTATGGCAAACTTGCAAGAATTTCATTTTAGTACAGGCGTTAAGCCTTATAGTCACGTTCCAGCCGTTCCAGTAGGAAAACATGAATTTGTTGACGGCAACGGTGTAAAGATAATTCGCTTCTATTGTGAAGATGTGCCACAGGGCGCACAGTTTCAATTCGCTTCACCTTATCCCAACTGCAAAGAAGCCGCTTATGAACATTGGATTGTTCGTGAAATTGTTGATGGTGGTTTAGCCTCTAAATATGCTTACTTTTATTTGCCAACGTTATGAAGAATACTGTAAAAATTCGCATTACAAAAATGGAATATAAACGTAACTGTGAAAACTTTTGTAATACGGTTTTAATGTTACGTAAAGCCCGCAATATAGGTGATGAAGAAACGGTTAATCATTACGTATTAAGCCGATTAAACAGCCAGAAAGGAGACAAATTTGATTTTGAAATTCTTTAATACTAAATAATCATGAAAGCCATTGTAGAAAACCCGCTTTTGGATATGCGTGCCTACGCAGCTAGTTTATTCGTTGAAATTCTTAACGAAATAACTGCCTGTAAAAACGAAGAAGAATTACGTCGCTGTGTAAGGTTATTAGAAAACGCCATAAATACGATAAACCAGAATTATCATGGTATTTTAAATGGGGCTTCGGTCATAATCATTTTTGGGTGAGTGACCTTAACGGGGTTCGTCTGATATTTGTGGAGTTTTAAGAAACTCCACTACTTATGCGTATATTTCACAAAATTTATTAACTTCCTAAAATAAAGAAAGATGGATTTAAAAGACAAAAGAATTGTATTTGTAGGGCTGGACGATGTGCTTATTAAAACACATTCTAACAAAGAAAAGCCCGTGGGCGTATGGGACATGGAATTCAACCTGAATGTGTTGGAAAAGCTGAAACAACTCAACCCGATTGCTATCTTTGTTGTAAGCAACCAACCGGACATTCCTGCCAAATTACACCCGTCACTGTTCCAAGCGAAGTTCGTGTATGTTATTGCAGCACTTCAGGAATACATTGGTATGACGGTTTTCCCCGCTGGACAGTATGCGCCTGAAATGCCAGAGGGCGAAGTTCCTATCGCTATGCCGAATCCAACCATGTTGTTGACAATGTTTAATGAGTTCCTAGCAACGTCTCGTATGGAGCTTAATAGAGAGGATTGCGTAGTGATTGGTACGGGTGAAGAGTATGCGGGTGCGGCTCAAGCCTTTGGATGTGATTATTTGGACGTGGCACATTTGTTGGAAGAAAATTTGGGCGAGCCTCTATTCAAGCTCGTATGGAATATTCCGTCCTACGATTTGGTAATTGACCCCGAAAATCAAGCTATTATGGAAAATCTACCGTGGGAATTTGCGGTGCATCGTGCGGAACAGATTAACAAGCTGCCATTTAAACAAGCGGATGTTCTTGTTGTTACTCAAAAATGGGTGGCTCCAAAACCTATGGAACATAAAGAATTTAAAGTAGATGCTCGCAAGCTGTCAAAGGGAGCTCAACGAAAAGTTGCGATGCAAATCAAGAAAGGAGGGAAGAAGTAATGGCTATAATTAACGTAGAACTCCGCATGATGATTGCCGAACGTTTGGCAAATGACAATTACCGTGAAGAAATTAAAGAGGTAAAAGAATCGTTACGCCTGCACCTATTAGCCTACCTCAAGGAGAATTATATTCCTAAAGAAGTACAAACAGTGTTTGAAAAGTATCCACAGTTTTTCAAGGCAGTTGAGGCAATTTACATAGCTTCCTACAACTTTAAGAATTATCTGCCTGCTGAATGGGGAAGCCGTACTCATCACGCAAATATTAATTTCCATGAAAGTTTGCCCCTAGACAAAGAAGAGGTTTACACTTTACTGAAATCCATTCCTAAAGAAAACTATATCCACGAATTAATGCGCAAGTATTTTAAATTGGAAATGGACAGGTACTTTATGGAAAAGCGGTTGAAATGTATTATGCAGACCCAACGGTTCACACCAAAGACATTGGAGCAAGACTTTCCAGAGGCTTACAAAGTGTATTTGGACATTACGACTTCTGATGCTTACGACAGTGCCAAAGAACCAAACGGAGCAACCGCTACCCTCTGTGATAATATTGAAAATATTCGTGCCCAACTAAAAACGAACAGAAATGTTGAAGAAAAAGTACAAGCCAAGTCGGCTGAATAAATGGTACACTAAACACTTCGTTCTGACCCCGCATACACGGGGTCAGGCAGAAGTTACTGAAGTAGTGCTCGTTTGGTGGAGTTTTATGTCGTTTTTATATAACGATAGTTTGCTCAATATAATTTGTGCGCATGGCGCAACCTTTATAGAAATATTAAAGAAGGAAAATGACACCTATACGCAACAATTTGTTTTTAATGCTAATGGTGAAACTATGTGTATTCCGTCCAGTAAAGGGCGAAGAGAAAGATATTTCAAACAAATCAACGGGATTATTTACGAAATTACGTATGATACCCCACCTGATGAATAACAATTAAATATCAACGATTATGCTAATTTATTTGAATGGAATACCCCTGCAAGGTAATGCACACGATGCACGGGTTCAATCCGCATTACCTTTGTCACGTATTGTTGAAGTGACGGAAGTGGAACAAATACCTCGTTTTGGTGACAAATGGGTGTTTAGTATTCGTCTTGATGATGGGCAAGTTGTGTGCTCTGAACCTTGCGAAACTCAACAAGAGGCTGAAATGCACCAATTGTCCACAGTAAGTCAAATTAATGCTTTAGAAGTGTATGAGCATCGTTTAAAATGCGATTTACCCGTGTCAAACATTGCTTGTCATTATGTGGACGTAGCTAAAAAACAATTGATACAATTTTCGTTAGACCCGTTGTATCCAGTATTCACTATTAAAATTTAATTTCATGAAAATAGTTAAATATGTCATAGCCTACAAATTTTTGCTCGGAGAATTGCCAAGATATATAGTGCAATCCATAAACATTGACGAAAATCTTGATGCTGATTTTATGCACCGCCTTTGTGAATCATTGGTAAAAGGACGAGAAGTGGCAGACACAAGGCACTTTGGCAAACCTTATATTATTGGGGCTTTTGCTAACAATTCGAAGTTTCCTAATTTTTGTTTTGCATGTAACACAAACGCTGATTTAAGTATTTGTCGTACCTGCAAAATGAAAAAACAGGCGTTGCAGGCTTTAAAAGAGCAAGAAACCCCTGATAATTTAGGTCAGGAACAGGAAAAACCAAGTTTTGACCCGAATAATACGCCAAAAGAAAGAATGAAAGAGCCGTATTATTGCTTCGTTTACGAAGGAACATTTATGAAGATGTCAGAAAATGGTGACAATCCTCCTATCAGCAAGCTAATATTGAAATTTTACGAAAAGAAGCCTCTTGTTCTTAACGAATGGTTGCAGAACAAATTCAAGGAAGAATTTGAAAAACAACAAAAAGAATTTGGCTGGAGCTTGGTAGGTTTGACCCTCGTTAATGTTGAGCCAACAGGCAGTTATTCTGACCCCTCGTGTTTCCACCCTAACGAACCTTACAGAATGTATTGGGTACGTGTGCAGGATATGTCTCAGAAAGAGGGCGGTGTAAACTGGATTCCAGGATTTGAACAGAACGGTAAAATGTGGAGTGTTATCGGTGAATTACTTGACCCCGACAGCCCAGATGACACCCGTCCTTTTAAGGATTCACCTTTTGAAGATTACGTAGTAGTCCGTAAACCTGGAAATTAGCCCTCTATTGCCATTTTATATTGAGCACCGGACAATTACTTCGGTGCTCTTTTTATTTGCCTGTATAGACGCTTAAAATGCGTTGTGCCTTTGTGGAACTTCTTTTGGCTTGACTGATGAAAATTACGTATATTTACACACTCTTAAAAATGCGTAGAAGAGTTAGTATTAACTTAAAATTATCAAATCATGTACAAAGACTTTGTAAATGTAACCCCTCAAAGCGGTGGCGCAGGTACTACTCCGATAGCTGTTGCCGCTGATGAAAACGAAGGAGCTGCACGCAGCACTTCACTCAATATTGCGGGTGGTGGTGTGACACGAACTGTCCCTATCACTCAAAAGAAAATGCTTGTGGAAAACCAAATTGAAGTTAAATATTGGTTAGACGCAGCAACTAGCGGGACAGGCAAGTCAATTTATTTGGAAGCCTATGCAAACAATGATGTAGCAAGCAACCTGAAAATTAACTTTAGTATTGACCAACAGGGACCGACAGGCGAATGGGAAACCAACACTCCAGTAGAAATACTGATAAACACTGGAGATAACGCTTCCACAACTTATGAAATTCCATATTATGATTACGGATGGCGTTTTCATGAAGAAGTGGCTACTATTACCCCTTCTCAAGATGAAGATTTTATTTATGATTTTGCAGGATTCATTGAAGAATTTAGGGCTCCAGAAATTGGTATCTGGAAAATAAACACGCTTACAGGGGAACCAAATGGAGGAGAAGCAACAAACCCATCAGCCGTTTATCAAGTTTCTTCAAACGCTGACTTCAAAAAAGTTTTTACTTTTGCTTCTTTGGGTGGAGTTACTTTTTATGATGAAAGCGGTTTAGCAAGTATGACACTTACTTGGTTACAAATCCAATATTCAGATGAAATTGGGCAAAAGCCATACGCTATTTCTGTTCGGGGTGGCTTTACAGGAGTATCAGAATTAAACACTATGCTTTGGAGTGGTAAATTCCAAAATGGAGTTATTAATGCAACTTATCAAGCCCAATTTAAAATAGATGGCGTTATTCGCAATTTTAAATGGCGAATTCAAGGAGCACACATTTAACGTATAAATAACGGGGAACTCCGGTTCCCCTATTGTTTCACTTAATAATTATAATTATGAAGAAAGATTTTGTAACAATTACCCCAGATACGGGGGGGGGGCTCGGCTACTCCACAAGTAACCGCTGAACCCAATGTGACGGCACAGTCACGCTCAACAACTCTCAATTTTGATGCCAACGGAAAGCAGCTTAAATCCGTTCAAGTCAATCAACTCGGTATTCCATGGTTCATAAATGTGTGTACCGCCATTCAGGGCGAAATAACTGAAGCCAATACAAACGTCGGTCACTTGTTAAAAGAGGTGGACTTTTCTCCTAGTGGAGACGGTGGCAGTATGCAAAATATTCCATTCTTTCAGTATGATTTTGAAATAAATAATTTCAATTACACCAGTAAGACAGTTTGGTATTTAGCTCTGGAAGCTAATATATTGGGCACTTTGATTGATACCACTACGGAGTATTTAATTTTGGAATGGGATTTAGGCAAAGGAGATGGATGGGAACGAATGGAATTTATGTGGGAAAATACCTTTGAGGGCTATCAATATTGGCGCAATACGACACCCAACGTTTACCCCAATGAATATCCGACAGTTAAAACTGTCCAAATGCGAGTTGGAATTGGTGATAATACTGACCCAGAGCCTATTCATACTTATCTTGCTCAATTTACAGTAAATATCGTATTAAGCCCCCGACCCTAGCGTAGCCAACATGATTTGATTACGCATTTGGATAAGCCGGAAAATTTTCCGGCTTTTTCTTTGCCAATCCAATTTATCTGCCTATCTTTGGGGTGTCAAATTAAAAATGGATTTAGTTATGGAAGTACAAGTAGTTAAAACAACAGTAAAAGCCGCAGCTGGAGTTAAAGAAACGAATTATGCTGCAATTATAAACAAGTATTGTAGACAAATCGGTTTCATTACTGATGATGGTATTTATTTAGAACTTTATGACCAAAACCTAAGAGGTTTTGGTATAGGTAGTTTTCAGAAAATAGATACAGGCGATGCCAAACCGTTTAGATGGTTATGCAAAATAGTAGAAGATAATTGGGACGCTATGTACGACCGCTATACTTTGGCGATAAAAGGATAAGGAAAGATATTTAGATATACGTATAATAGACGTTGACATAACATTATCTTATTATTTAAGCGAAACACCTTTTAAGTTTATCCAGAAGCGTCTGGAGTTAGCAAGATGAAACCCGTGAGGGCGAATATTGTCGTAGTAACAAGAGTTTTAAAGATTATGTTTATTGATTGGCATGGGGCGGAGAATATTCTCCGCCCTTGCTTTTTCAAAGAAATTGATTTACCTTTGTATTTTAAACAACCAAAATGATGAGACCTTTAGTAATAGTTGGAACCTGCAAAGAATTGCATAAGTGCGCTCGGTTGCTTGACAGGTTTGGATATATACCTGTCAATTGCCGGATACCTACGTGTGACAATCACGATGGAGGCTTCATTATACTCAACCGTGAGGGAGAGTTTAGGTTTTCAACATGCAATTTGTACGCAAATTTAGACTGCATGGTAACAGCCTCTGACTTCCTAAAGAATTACGGGGGTTTAGGAATACGCAGCCCGTACAGCCTAAAGAACGTCTATTTTGCCTGCACGCTTGGTTTGTTGGTTATGGGTATGGAAGGAAGCCTCCCTGTCGGAAGAATGTGGCTATTGGCTTTCTTTGCTATTAATATACCACTGCATTTTAAAACGATTAAAACATGGTTTACACATGGGAAAGAAAGAAGATTTGGAAAAAGAAGAGCAGAAGCTGATAAAGATTAAGTTACTGCTCATAAAGGATTTTGAAGAACTGGATAAGGGGGAGTTACAAGTATTGCGTAACTACACCCGTGAAGTGTACCACATTGCGGGTGAAATAAAATTGGGAGTAAATGAGTTGCTTAATGCTTATCTAATTTTTAAACGCAAGTTTATCATCACTTTGGAAACTGTTGCGGTATGTCCTTATCCGATGATAGAAGCGGGCGGGAGCTTCGTAGCTGCACAAACTACGTATGCCCCAATAGCTGTTACGACATTTGACGGAGTTTTTAGCTCTTCTAAGGAAACTTTTACTATTAACGGATGGCAAAGTTTACCCGTGCTCACAGTGTTTTATTTTGACGACCGTACCGAGGTGTGTTGTCTTGCTCCTAATGGACATTTTTGCCGGATAACGAGTAAGATTTTGCAGTTTGATATATAATGCGTATATTTGTTGCATCAGTCATGAATGAATAAAGTTGAAATGGTGTTTGAAGGCGAGCCGCTTTGAGTAGTGATACTAGAGGCGGCTCTTTTTAACGTATAATCAATGACACGGCTACCGTGTCATAACTTAAATATTTTAGATATGAAGAAAGATTTTATTACTGTAACCCCTGAATCGGGGGGCAGGCACAACAGTAAACGTTGTTGCTGACCCTAATTTTGGCTCTATGCCTAGAAAAACAACCTTAAATTTTGCGGCAAATGGGCAACCGCTTAACAAAGGAATAGAAGTTTCTCAAATAGGAAGTTTCTTTCAATTATTTGCTTTTCCCAACTTTACTTTAGCAACAACCTCACCCAATCAACAGTACATGTTGAAAATGTTTTTGGATAGATTGGACTATGATGAGGTTGAATTTCAAGGACAAACTTTTAATGTTCCTTATTATGGGGTACAAACTACCAAAGCCACGGGAGTAACTCTGTATGATGCCTTCTTAGACTTCCATTTATTATTTTCCACAGAAGCAATTAATAGCTTACAAATCACTGAATTTGTGGCTGATGTTGAATCAAATAATGGAGGGGTAAGCACTGTGTCTTTAACGCCCGCCCAAGTAGAAACAAATTTGGGTGTGTCAGAATTTACACTAAGCACTAAATCACTTATTGGATTAAAAACTTTGCATCAGGTCACTTTTTATGCCATTATAAACAATGCGAAAGTGCAAATTTGCAGAGTAGAAAATGCCGTGTAATTAAATAGATAATCTGATTTGATAATTCTACGCATAAAAGAAGCCCGTTTCACAACGGGCTTTCTTCGTCATAATCCATGATTATGGAAATAAAAGGAATTATTCTAAGAGATATTGTGTATCAGTACCTAAAAGTATAATGGAGTAATCAATTTTTCTGCCACTTCATCATCATACCAACCACCACGCTTGCACCATTCAACCGGAACTTTTGGGTCTTCAAGAGGCAGACCTAAATCTTTTGCAACAGCTTCAAGTTCTGCCTTACATCCTTCAACTGTTGGTTTTCTATCAAATTGTTTCATGATTTAAGAAGTTCTTTATATTCATCAATAGGGAAATACATACGCCCAAACTTTTCAGCCCACTTTTCAGGATAAATAGTAACGTACTTGTCATGGTCATGAATAGTGGCACAGGCGATGATACTTGGTAGCCCAATAATTAGCAAGTAGAACCACCCTGACCAACGGGAATTAATGTGATGCCCGTATTCGTGGCTAGCCGTATCCAATCTGTTGTAAGCCACCTCACTAATGAGGATAAAGTGACCGAGTGTGACGCTACTCGTACCGCCCTTTTTAAAGTAAAAAGCACCCCCACAGTACCCAATGTACCGCCAACGTGTGAAAATGGCTAATAGAAGCCCTAAGAGGCTTTGTGGCAGCATCCAGACGATGAGCAACAGGTGCACCAACACACAAGTGAGTTTCCCTTTCGGGTTGAACAGTGGAAAATCATCCTTTGTGACATCCACGCAAAAATTTTCATTCTGGGCGGTTTTGAAATCTTCGTTACCGCTCGCAGTCTTGGTTTGTAGTTTTTCTTTCATAAGTCAATAATTTTCGGCAAATTTACAAATTATTTTTCTCAATAAAATCCTCTACTTCACTGTCAGTAGCGGGTCTAATCTTTAGGATATTCAGGTTATCTAAGTCAGATTGTAAAATAGGAAAAGGCAACCGAGTCCGTCCTGACGGAGTAATATACCACCTGTTTTCGTCATCTCGCAAAAGGATGGTATCTGGCGTATCTTCGTCTACAAAGATTTCATCAGTGTAGGCTAACACCATTTCTGACCATTCCTTTTCTAGTCCTTCTTTTGGTGCTCGGTTCAGCCCTGTTCCACTGCCTAGTTTGGGGTTAAGGAAATCTTCTTTGGTTGGTGCAGGTGTTCCACTACCTTGCAAACCTGTTAGGAGAGTGGTGGTGTGATGTTGTGCGTTTTCCGCAGTAAGACGGGTCACCTCTGCCACTAGTTGCTCTTCTCTGATAGCGTAGTCATTCACTTCACGTTGGAGCTCCCTAATTTGTTTGTCCTTAACAAATATCTGTTTTTGTAGGCGGTCAATTTCCGCTTCCAAATTTAATTTCTGCAATATTTTTTCCTTTTCTGGCATAATCTTTTTGGATTGTTACAGAGCTTATACGTTGTCGGGGTTTATCTTTCCAGGACTTTTAGGAATCATCGAGGAGGATTTTTGTCGTAAGGGGGCTCCAGGGGTTTCTTTATATTATTTATTTAACAGTGAATGAGGTATTACGTAGTAATACCGAAATGAGCTAGTAAATAAATAATATATTATTATCATGATAATCAACTACTTCACGCACGTGTGAGGCTCTTCCCAACCCCTTGTGCACGTGCATGTGAGGGGCGTGCATGGACATGAGGACTGGACAGATAGGAAATATGGACTGACACCACGATGATGCGTATAAGGGTCAAAAGCCAATTGGGAGCGTCACATCTGTGGCACTATCGGCTCCGGTAACTAGGCTCATGCAGATATTGACTTCAGGTTTATCTCACATTTGTCTTGTTTGAATTTTTAAGATTTGTTTTGTTTTTATTTGACATTGATTGGGGCAGGGGGCGCAAAGTCCCCAATCTCGCCCGTTCTTCCCTAATTAGATTAGACGTTTAGGAATTAGTTAAACTTTGCGTATCTTTACAGCGATAAATTTGTTTTTGAACTAAAAAGATACAGATATGAAAACAGTTACTCAAAAAGTTTTTGGATTTCTCTATAAGACTTGTTTGGCTAATCCGGGCGGAATACCGAGCCCGACAACCATACAAAGAGCCTTTGCGGTGGGTACACCGACAGAAGATTTGACGGCTGCAACTTTTGAACCTGACAAGGAACAACAGCCTGAAGGATTTTTGATTATTCCGCTAACAAGCGGGGATATCAAAGTACATTTGGCTGGAGCACCCGCTTTTGAGGATTACACTATCAGCGGAGTAGAGGTAGACGCTAGTTTAGGCGTACCGATGCTTTACTTGGTGGATAAGGTTTATATAGACGGAACGACAGCAACTTTTAATATCGGTTGGTAAGATGGTACATGGTCAGGCGATTGGCATACCGTTCAGACGTCGGAAAGGAGAACAAGCTCCCCCTCCACCGAAAGAAGTAGCTTGGAATCCGACGATTGAAAGTAATTTGCCATATAAAGAAGTCAAGTACTTTAAATTTGTGGAGGGTGCAGGTTGGCAGGCACTTAATATCGGTGAGATATTGCCTGTTGGTCAAAGAGTAATGATACGCATTGTTACGACCGAGCCTTATTATGAAGTGAGTAAGGCGGTGAGTTCCCAGATAACAGGCATACAAATCGGTAAAAATGGTGTATCAGAATACGACATTGCTGGAGCCTTAACTGGTTACAGCCCGCAAATTTTAACGGTTACGATTGGGGTAGATAAAAACTACGTCCAATGGAACCCTGTTATTAAGAGTAATGCTTCGTATGATAATATCGTATTTTATTATAAAAATGAGAAAGTAGAAAATGGGACTTATCTTACGGTTGGTTCTACTATTGGTATGCACATACGTTTAAGTAGTAATCCTGTTAATGAAATAAAATCTATTACTGTTAATGGAATTCCAGCTACTTTTAAATATCATGATGCTAATAATAACATATATCAATATGATTTCAATCTAACTTCCAAGTCCCCTCAAAACATAAACATTACCATTGACGAGTACATCAGGTTTGAGGATATTGTACAGGCGTACCCACTGTTCTTTGAATTTACAGACGAAAATGGTAATTTGATTTCTTGGGGCGGTAAAGCAAAAGTTGGAAGTACCATTACTAGAACGAAAGGTGTTGCCTATGCTAACCTTTTGGAGAGTTTATATACCGTTACCAATCCAAGATTAAATAACGTTCCGTTGGCAAGTACTGCACATGTTGTTGAAAAATCAATGGTGTTTACTTGTACAGCGACATGTAAGCTATCTAATGAGCCTAACTGCATATTAAGTAATCAGATTCTGCCTATACCAAATTCTAGCTATAAGTACTTGGGACATCAACCTGACTTGAGCGGGCACGGCAACCACGGTGTATTCAATAACTTTGAATTCGCTGGAATGAGTGGTGCTAATGGATATCTACAGAACTTTAGCGAATGGACTAAAGCATCAGGAGTATCATCTACTGATAGTGTAATTTCAAGTAGTAACAACTTAGTTGCTGCTAATGGTTGGATTGCTTATGTTACATCTGGAACTGTTATTCCTACATTCAAGGTTGAAATTTCAGGAATTCCTGTTAATGGTAATTTAAGATTTGAAGGTTCAGACCAAGTTTTAGTTAATGGAGTGAATACTATCCAAGGACTAACAACAACTAAAATAACAGGATTCTATATATCCAATGGATATGATAATGATTGGTCTAATTTAAAGATAAAACAAATCGGTGAATACGAAGGAGCTATTTGCTTTAACGGGGTTAACAACTGCATGACGATTCCTGCACTGGAACATGGAGGTAAACAAGTCCTGATGAAAGTAAATTGGCAGAGTAATGTCGGGGATGCTATATTATACGACCAAAGAGGAGGCGACGCAGGTTTTGCCATATATAATGGCGCAGCCGTTGTCGGTGGTTTAGCTATTGCATATAGAGGAAGAAATGTAGGAGGCAGTACTTATATTGATGGTGTACTCAACAACCATATTGAATGTAGTCAATTAAGGAATATAACTCATAATATTATTGAATTATATGACCCAGAATTAGGGGTAGGCACTCTTAGTCCCAGGATAGGTTTTTCTAATGCAAATATTAACTATGCTCAAATGGCTTTATTTGCGTTCATGTCTTTCCCCGAAATAAGCCCCGAGGAAGAAATTAAAGATTTGAACGATATTGTGGGTATTGCAGGCGGTTACGTTGAGAAGCCTGAATATTATTGGGATTGCTTTGGCAAAACGAATGACGACCCCGATAGGGACGCTATTACTGAACAAGTGAGTAAGGACGTAGCCAATGCTCTTTCAGTGAAAAATGCAGATTTTAAACTGGATAGCGGGTTCGGAAAGTACGAAGTTGATTTTCTCGATTCTAGTATATGGAACAGTAGTAATTCAACTATAACAAGTAGTAAGATAGACTGTAAAAATGCTATAAGTCATATTATGCTACTGTATTATAGCATAGGGAGTAAAGAATATCCAGACATTCCTTCGTTTAAGGTTATTAAAACAGGAGCCGATATTGATTATAGCTATATTGATGAAACTGGGTTTCCTAGATCAGTTAGAATTGTAGATGGGGTGAATGTATTACCCGCTTCACATAACACCTTGTATAGCGGCTCTGGTCGATTTTGTGGTTTTGGTAATCCGGGTATTGGAAATAGTGTTACCATCACCCAGATTCCGGAATATCAAAATGGCTTCGTATTTAATGGAAAAACCGCTTATCTTGAAAATTTAAATATTCTAGCCATTACTGATTTTACTGCCATTGCTAAAAGGGTATGGGCGAATAAGGACAATCCTATGAATGAATGCTTTATTCACAAAGGTGTTGTTAGTACCCCAATAAGTGAATCTGCATTTATGCTAGAGTACGAAATAACTAATGACACTTATTACAGAAGTGCGTCCTTTGGTGGGTATATAAATGTTGAGCGAGTAAATAGACCTGAAAACATTACTTATCAAACAACAGAAAGTTACAACGGAATTCCTATAATTAAGGGTTCAGGTATTGATACTAAAGGGCTAGTTATTGGGGCTGTTACTAATAACTATTGGAAAGGAATATTCTACAAACTTATGCTTTATTCCAAGACAATTGATATGTTGAGCATTAATGCGCTGAAGAATTTGTTTGCTTTAGATATTCTTATTGATATTAATCATCCAATATTTAAGAAGTAATGAAAAAGATAATTGAATGGTATAAAAAGAGTAACCGTTATAAACACGCTGCAACAGGGGGTATTATTTTAGCCGTCTTTTTGTTGGCGGGTGCGGTGGTTGCTGTTGATTGGTTTGCGAATTTGCTGTTAGCCTCTGGAACTGTATTGGTTGCTATGGCGTCAGCAGAATATAAGGACAGAGAACATGGTAGTGCGTTTGATTGGTATGACATACTAGCCGGAATGACATTGCCTGTTTTATTTTGGGTTGGTTCACTAATTGTATTAATTGTAAAATAAACAGAAATATGGAAAAGAAAATTTCTTTGGCTACATTTGAACAGGTAGCCGCAGATAATGGTTATGAAGTGTTTACCGCTGAAGAGGTGGCTGCATACTACAAAGATGGCTTGCAGAAAAGTATGAAGAATGAATTAACTTCTGATGAAAAGGAGTTGTTTGCGGCTGACATTGCTTTCTTGCAAAAAGCCATTTGTATTGATGAGAATGGTAAAGAGGTGACACGTTATTTCCGACCGGAACAAGTGAATTGGGAAAAGACAGAAGATGGCGTGCTGTTGAAAGGTATTGCCGGAGTTTTTGCCGATACTCCTACTAACAGAAAATTGAATCGTGTTGGTGAGGCTTTTGTACCGTCACCGGATTTTATGAAGTCTTTGGAAAGCGAGGAAATTGACGAAGACATTATTAAAGCCATGAGAACAGGGCGTTACGCTGATACTCCTGAAAATCGTAGACTGCACCGTGTCGGTCAACCTTATGCAAAGCGTGAGGGCAAAGGCACAGAAGAAACTGACAAAGAAAAGAAGCGTGTGGGCGATACAAAGGCTGAAATAGAAAAGTTGGACGCTAAGTATGGCAAAGTATATGCCGCCCTAGGAAAACGCAAACAAGAAGCCTTAGAGAGAGGAGATAAGGCAGAGGCAAAACGTATGACGGATGCCATTGCCCGCATGGAAAAGGAACACGATGCTGAATACGCCAAACTTAAAGAAAAAGAGGGTGGTGAAAAAGGCGACGAAAAACTGCACGCAAAAGCCGACGAACGTAAAGGCGGTGAAAAGGGTGATAAAAAGCTGCACGAAGAAGCTGAAAAGAAAAAGAAAGAGCCTAATCCGGGTTCCAAGAAAAATCCTTTGAAGATAGACAGCATTAAGGATATTCACAAAGATGCCGCCTATCAGAAAATTACCATTGACGGTCACGAAGCTACTATTGTGAACCGTGGCACATACGACGAAGATACTCACAAGCCGATATATTATGTTGAAGCAGGCAGTCAGACGCACGCATATACAGGCTTGGACATGCTGAAAGAAAAGATTGAGGAATTTGTGCGTGTTGCCAATGGTGGAAAGGCAGACAGTGACGATAAAAAAAAAAGTGAAGTAACACCCTCTGAAGCATCCAAATCTTTCTTTGAAAGCAAATTTAAGAATTTAAAATGGAAGAAAGGTGGTGATGAAGATTACCCAAGTGTTGTCGCTCACAAGAAATTTAGAGGCGTGCCTATTGATATAGAAATTGATGAAGATGGGCAGGGAGAAATTATTATTGGTGATGCCGACGAAGGAATTGAGTTTGGGGCACTTACATCTGAAAAAGCCGCAAAGGAACTTTGGGATACTATTTTAGAGGAACTTGAATATTACGAGGACTAAAATTAAGAAAAATGGAAGATTTATTAATGAAATCAGTGAATAAACATTACTTTCCTGAAAAGGAACGTAAAGAGCTAGCCAAAGAGGGCGAAGCCATGCCAGATGGTTCTTTTCCTATTCGTAACGAACAAGACTTGAAGGACGCCATACGTAGTGTCGGTAGAGCTAAAGACCCCGCAGCCGCTAAACGGTGGATAAAGAAGCGTGCCAAAGAAATGGGTAAAGAGGCAACGTTACCGGAAGATTGGAAATAATTTAAGAATTTCGGTGGCACTATCTGGGATATTCGTTTTAAATGTTTATCTTTGTAGTGCCACTTTAATTTTGATTAGATATGGACGATATAGAAAAATCACGCCACGGTCGGTATGAAGACAACGCTAAGAACAGGCGGCTTCATCGTGTAGGTCAAGAATATGGCAGTAAGAAGCAGGAAGACGAAACTGTTGACCCTAGCAAATTAACTCTTGACCAATTACATAAGGAAATCAATGAGTTGGGGCACATATTAGGCGGTAGGATTAAGGATGGTAGACGTACAGAAGATGTGGAAAAGCGTATTTCTGATTTGCTTAAATATGCTCCCGATAAGGTATTGGAAAGCACCTTAGAAGCTCTTAGGACAAATGTCAAGCCAAACCCGACCGCAAAGATTGCCGCCAAACTGACGGAAATGGAAATTAACCGTCGCAAAACAGAGGGTTCTGCAAAACAGACTGGAAAGAAAGAAGAAACTCCTAAGGAAGAGCCAAAAGCTCAATCTGAAGAGCCTGAAACATATACCCGTGTAAAGTTTGACGATATGCCTCAAAGCGGAAAGGTTAATCTTAAGAAATATCTTTCTAATAAAATTAGGGCAGAGGTTGACAAGGCTTGGAAGGACAAAGCTAAAATCGGTGACAAAACTTTGCAGGACATGGAAAAGGGTATGGTTGCAGAGTTTAACAAAAATTTTGACAATCTAAGCAAGTCAAAACGAGCCGAAGCCCTGTACAGTATTATGACGGTTAAGGCAGAAATAGCCCGTCGGGGTAGAGGGGCTAAAACCGAGGAAAAACAGGAGGAACAACCTGCACCTAAAACCGAACCCGCAAAGGAGGAGCCTAAAAAGGAGTACAAGAAACCCGAATCCTTTAATGAGCTTTACACCAGAGTTCGAAACGCATGGGCGGATATCATGGAAACAAAGCCTAGGGAAGTAGCTTTTACTAAGCCTAAAGAAGTGGCTGAAATGGCTTCTGCATTTTTTCCTGGAACAACCATATCTAAAGTAGATGGGGAGGAAGAATATATGGTTCAATATCCTGGGGATGCAAGTAGGTTTATGCGTATTGATAAATATACGAGTTCTCCTAAAGCCCTGATTGATAAAATAAGGATGTTTTTATCTATGGATATGGACATGCGCACTAAACAGAATTTTTCAAATGATGAAAGAGAAAAATTTGATAGGATATTTGAGCTAGTTGCGGAAAGTGTGGCTGATAAGGCACTTGCTAAAGATATGAGTGCAGCCCGCACAAAAGCATTTGAAGAACAGGTTGCTGAAAACAATAAGAATATTTCTAAGAATGTTGGGATAAAACAGGGCAAACCGATGAGCTTTGAGGAAGCTAATCAGGGGCGTGGAAATCCTAAATTTCGTACTAACAAACTTTATGGCATAAATTGTCAAACGTGTGTGGTAGTGCATGAATTGCGATTAAGAGGATTTGATTTGGGTGCTAAGCCAAGAGCAAGTTCTACACAAGAAGCAATGGCGAGGGATAGCACCTTTGCATGGATAGACCCGCTAACTGGACAGCAACCCGAAGTTGTGAGAATAACTTGTGCTCCAGATAATAAAACAATTAAGGTTAGAAAAAGCCAGAAATCAAAGTCGGATTTACGTAAAAATATTTTAGAAGCTACAAAAGAGACTGGACGTTATAATTTTTCTTATGGATGGGTTAGCGGTAAGGATAGTGCGGGGCATATAATAACCGCTGAAAGGCACGCTGACGGTAATTTGACCTTTTACGACCCTCAAAATGGGAAGAATGTACCTATGATAGAATTATTGGACGAGGTTAGTCCTAAATATTTGTGCAGGATAATTCGAGTAGATAATTTACTCATTAAACCAAATATTGTTAAAGATTACGCAATGCATTATGAGTAAAATGACAGAAGAGGTAACTCGGGCGATAGCCACGAAGTTCCTAGACGGAATAGAAGGATTTAAATTGACTAAGTTGGAAAACTACAAAGACTATATAGTCTATTTTGCTTTTCCAGATGGTGTGACAGGTGAAATAAATGTCGGACGTCCTATTTATGTACTGATTGATAAATTGGGCAAAGCCCGATACGCCACGTACGAAGAAACTAACGAATTAATGAAGCGTGCGAACCCTGACGAGGACTAGCGGTTTTCCAATTTACTCTTTTTATTATACATTTGTACCGTTTAAAGGTAGAACTAAAACATAGAAAAGATGAAGAAATATGTTTATTCAAAAGGTGAAGAAACAGTAACCGTTGAAACCGATGGTCTAGCGGCTATCAATAATTTTATGGTGACAGGTCTTATCGGTCAGAATTACGGTGGGTTGGTACACGCTGGATTGGCTTTTAAGATGGGGGATACAGTAAGTATTCCGGAAATGCTGAATGCAGCTAAAAGATGCGAATGTAAAGTAGAGTGTTATGAGGGTGGCACACTTATCATTGATGAGAGTGCTGACTTTACAGGTGGTGACCCCGAACCGAAGGGAATTATCTTTGGTTTGTCACTTGGTGTCGCTTTCAATGAAGCAACCTACAACAGTGTAGTTCCGGCTTCCTATGTTGAACAATACCCGTATTCGGCTAGCAAAGATTCTTTGCCGTGGTTGGTGGCAAAGTTTGACAAACAGGGGGGAGACGATGATGAATATCAGGTTAAAGTTTGGGCTGACGATGCACAGCTTTCATTCAAAAATGTTCCGGAATCTGTTGGTACAGTTAGTGCAGACGGCAAGGTGCTTACTTCTAAAGCAAAGGAGTACATTATGTTTGACATCGTACGTGACCTGACTATTTACAATCCAAAGGCGGTGACTTGGTTTACAATCCAATTCATTTACGATAACCGTACTTACGAAGCAAAGGTATTTGTCACCCCTAACACGATTTAATTATGGGTAATAGAGGGAAACGTCAAAGACTGAACCAAGCCCAACGGGGAGCCACGCAACAGGCTCCCTTTGAAGCATTGGAAGGTCTTAGTATGGAGGAACTGAACGCATTAGCATCAGCCGCTCCGATAGCCCTACGCAACAGGCTAGAGAAGTCTTTAAACTCTGAAAATTTTGAAGAGGTGTTAAAGGCTCAGAATTTTATAGCACAGCAAAAAGGCGGACGCAAACTTCCCCAACCTGAAATAAAATCAATTCTTTGGAACCCGTCTGAAATTGGTTTCAATGGTAAAGGATATCGTGACCCTGCAACGGGCTTTTCTTTCAATACGCTCAATCGTATGGGCGATATCTTTATTATTAAATCCATTATCAATACTCGTATTGAGCAAGTGCAAAACTATCTTAAATACAGTAATGATGACCAGAAGCCCGGATATCAGATACGTTATAAACAATCTCCGGGGTCAGTGGGTGATAAGGATAAAAAGGAACTTAGTGATAAAGACAAGAAAATTGTTGATTACATTGTTAAGTTTCTGGAAGAGGGCGGGGAAAATGAGAAGTGGGACTGCGAAGATAATTTCCAGGAGTTTACCCGCAAGGTGCTAAACGATAGTTTGCGTTTAGACCAAATGTGCTTTGAAGTAGTACGTAGTCGCGATTTGAAGTTAAAGAAGTTTCGTGCCGTGGATGGTGCGTTAATTCGGCAGCTAGATACAAACGACCCCCGCTATGCGCAAATGTTTGAACAGTTCAGATGGCACGGGTATCTTCCTCGTTATGCTATGGTATGGGATGGACAAATTATTCGCCACCCTGTTACAGGGGAATATGTAGCTTTTTATCCTTGGGAGCTTGGATATGGCATACGTAATAAGACAACTAATGTATTCAAGAATGGCTACGGATGTAGTGAATTGGAAACATTGGTAGAAATTGTTACGTGGATATTGTGGGGTATGCAGTATAACGGAAACTTCTTTAAACAGGGAAGTCAGCCGAAAGGTTTTATTAATGTAAAGAACGGGAATATTGACCAAGGAACGTTAAACGAGTTTAGACAGGATTGGAAACAAACAATGTCTACCGTTTATAATTCTCACAAAATACCCGTTGTGCAGGGCATAGACCTTGAATGGATTGACTTACAAAAGAATAACCGTGACATGGAGTTTACTGAATGGGTGAAATTCCTATTAGTGATTGCATGTGCCGTATATCGCATGGACCCGAGTGAATTGGGCTTTCAGTTTGAGGACGCAGCACGTATATTCGGACAAGAGGGGCAAAAGGAGCGTCTAGACCATTCTAAACAGAAAGGTTTGACCCCGTTGTTGGTATTTTACCAGAACGTTATTAATAAGTACATAATCAGCGAAATTGACGACCGTTTAGAGTTTGCTTTTACGGGTATTGAAATTGAGGATGAGGAAGCACAAGTTAAGTTAGACGTTCAGAAGATACAGAACGGTTTTGTTTGTCTTGAGGACATGTTTGAGAAATATAGCGGTCGTCCGTTTGACCCTGAAAAGGATACGATACTTAATAGCGTGTACCAACAGGCGCAAAGTGCTAAGATGATGGGTGGTGACTATATGAACGATATTGCCGAAGAAGACAAGACAGATGCTGACAAAGAAATTGACAAGTTATTTATGGAGAAATCTATAAATGGCAATCCAATTTTAGGTACTGCCTTAGAATTTATTGACAAACAATTAGGCAGAAGGAGTTGATATGGAAAGGGCTGTTTCACCAAGAATAAAACATCACGTTGACCCGCTACGTTATCCAAACATTCAGGCGAAGTACGAAAACAAGGCTAAAAATTCGTTTTCGGCTGTCAGGGTGTTTGGCGAGTTGGTGGAAGAAATGGTGGCAATTACCAAGGAGAAGAAATAATGCTGTTTACAGAAAAAGACATAAAGCAGATACTAGGGGTTATTGATACAGCAGTGGCGAAGATGGTTGCGGAAACACTAGGTAAAGACTACTTAACGCAGGCAGATTTGACAATGTTGAAAGACAAGGGCGTGGACTTGGTTAAATTAATACCCAAGTTCCCGTCTCATTATCAAGCCTTTTTATTTGGTCGTGTTTCGGCTGCTATTGGAACGCAGGCGTCTCGGTCAATGAGTTATACTGATTTTGAGAAGTTTCTGGCAAATATGGGCTTATTTGCTCCTACTACGAGGGAAATGGCTTTTTATAGTATAGCCGCCAAGAAAACATACACTCACATAAAGGGGCTAGGGGAAAAGCTTAAAAATGATGTAAGGGCTTCTATAGATGCAGAAGAGATAAACTACCTTGCAGCTCAAGAAGCGGCACGCCAAAAGGGTGAAGAGGTGCTAGCTAAAGAAATAGCTGATGGCACACTGGAAAAACGTACTGTCCAGAAAATTACTTCCAATATTGCCAATCAGATGAATGATTGGCAAAGGGATTGGGGTCGTATCGTGGAAACAGAATGTCAGGATGTGTACAACATGGGGCAGGCGCAATATATGATGACATTAGCCCCCGACCCGTTGGTATATTTTGATGTCTTTCCTGGAGCGTGCAAACATTGCATCAGGTTGTTCCTAACAAATGGAGTTGGAAGTAAACCTCGTGTTTTCAAACTTTCTACGTTGCTTGCCAATGGCACTAATTACGGGGTAAAAGTACGTGATTGGAAGGCTACCATTCATCCCGTCCATCCGTTTTGCCGTTGCGATTTGCGTTATTTGCCGCAAGGTTACGAATGGAATGAGGGGACAGGTAGGTTTGAGCCGCCTAAAGATTATAAGCCACAAGTAGAAAGGAAAAGCAAAGTTAAAATAACAATCGGAAATAAAGAGTATTTAGTATGAACCTGAAAAAGTTGTTAGGGCTGCAAACAGCCCAAGAAAAAGTTGAAGAATACAAGGGGTACAAGAACCGCTTGAAACAGCTTGATGAATTGGGACAGGAGTTGGCTGATAAATTTATGTTGCAAAAGTCAATCATAGATGATATTGCCACGTTGCCCGAGAGCAAACGAACTGAAGTGTTTGACAGTTATAACGCCTTTATGAAGAGCCACCAAAAAGAAGTGTCAGCAGCCGTTTCTGAACGGGCACGCATTATTAAGTCCATGGAAAAGTTACGTAATGACGATGAAGTGGGTAAAGCGTGCAGTGACATTGATTTGTTGGATGAAGCCCGTAGTAGGTTTAAAGCGGGTACACTTGCAAAATCGGTTTATTTTGACATTATAAAGAGTGTTACAGGTGAGCCGACAAAGTATGCTGATGTACTTGCATTTAATAAACAGGGTCAGCTCCTCATTTTGCATCGTGTGACCGATTTTACACCTAACGGAACAGTTTGTATTCCTGGAGGGCACGTTGACCCAGGAGAGGACTTTATGACGGCTGCATTGCGGGAATTAAAGGAAGAAACCAATTTAGACCCTCTACCCGAAGCAGGTGTTCTTGAATTGGGGGAGTACAAAACGGCTGATGCACATATTAAATACTATCAAGTAGCGGTTGACGAATTTCAACCTGTTACGTGTGATGCGATGGAGCATTGCTATCACGAATGGATAAATCCTGCCGAAGTACCTTTGCGCCCGTTTATTTTTGACCAAGGAAAAATCGTAACAAAATTTTTGATGCAGCCCCATCAGGAAGTTCTTGCTATGCCGCTAATGAAAGCTCTTGAAGAGGGTAGAATTACCCCCGATTTGTTTGTGCCTGCATTTAGCCGCATATTAAAGAAAGCTATTGGAACAGATGACGCAGAACCATTGATGCCTGAAAGTATGGATAGCAGCGTTAAGACGATTGCCCAACCTGCACCGCCCCCGATGACAAAGAAAAAGGTCATTGTACCTGTACGTGACCCGATGAAGAATTTGGAACAAGTAATGAAAGCCATTGACGGGGAAAATGAAATAAAAATTGGTGACAGTTGTTTAAAGCTGGATGAGCCTATTGCAGTGTTTGAAACTAAGTACAAGTCCGACCCGACCACCAACCGTTTGACAGAATGTGAAATTGTGTATGACGGAGACGAGGTAAATATGCGAATTTTACTTGATAAAATGAGAAGTGGCTTGTTAGCGGGTTCCGTGAAAGTACGGACACTTAACGATGACTTCTTAATGGCAAATGAAAACGGAACCGATTACGTTGGTGATGCGGTATTTGTGCCTCTTTGAAAAGATTTGTATTTTTGTCCAGAATTTAAACTGTAAGACATGAAAAAGAAAACCTCAAATGATTTTAATTTCTGGTTGCCTATTGATTTTATGAAATCTGAGGAAGCCACCCAATATGAACGGGGGGATGACCGGAGATACGAAAATATGGTCTTTGAGGGTATTGCGAGCGACAGCAGTGAAGATTACCAAGGAGATAGCATGGAGCCAAATGGCTTCGTTATAGATTACTTCTTAAAACACGGGTTGTTCAACTTAGACCACTTGACCGTTCGTGCCAAAGAGCTGAAAAGCCGTTTCTGGATTGGCGAGCCATTGGACGGTAGAATCATCAATAACAAATTTTGGGTAAAGGGTAAACTCTGGTCAGAAAGCCCCGAAGCCCGTGCCTTTTGGGACAAGTGTATTGAGATGAAAGAGAGTGGCAGTACACGACGTCCAGGAATGTCCATAGAGGGCAAGGCACTGGAGCGTGACCCCAAGAATGAAAAGCATATTACGAAAGCAATTATCAATAATATTGCGTTAACGTTTACCCCTGTAAACTTTAACTCCTATTTAGATTTTGTTAAGGGTGTGCAAGAGCAAGATTTCATTCCTACGGGTTCTCTTATCAAAAGTCGTTTGGACAGAGACATTATGTTTGAAAAAGTTATCGGAGATAAACGGATAGTTATTGATTCAAAATTCCGAATTATTGAAGAGAAAATTTGATAGGACATTTTTAGGAAAAGAAATTAAGCTATAATTTTAACCAAGAAAAATTGAAGATTATGTATGTATTAACATCAGAACAAAAAGAAGACGCTTTGGTTAAATCGCTATTAAGTAGTGATTTTTCTGAAGAGACAGTAGCGGAGTGGATTGCCACAGGTGCTATTGACTTGGCTAAGTCTACGCAGTACGGACCCGATGACCACGGAGAGGGTGCAGGGGATGACGTTCATGAAAAGCGTGACAAGAAGCAAGAAGAGGACGAAAAGAAGGAAAAGAAAGAAGTAGAGGAAGAAGACGAAGATGCTGATAAAGACCTTGAAAAAGGTAAAGGCAAGAAAGATTGCGACATGGGCGGTGATAACAAACCTGACATTGCAAAGTCTTTGGGCTTGGATGCTTTCTACAAATCTATGTCCGACCAGATTTTGGGCGCAGTAAACACGCAGAACGAAGAGATTTTAAAGTCTATTCCTGCAATTGTTGAGCGTACTTGTGAAGCGTATTTCAACCCCGTAATAGACCGCATTGAGAAGTCTATGGAAGGAATGAAAACGGCTATTGAATTGTTTGGTAAACAAGCTCCAAGTTTCAAAACTTCTGGTTTGAGCCAAGCTATCATTGAAAAAAGTATTGCTGAGGGCGGTGGTATCAAAGACCAAGTAGGTAAAACTTCTTTGAGTGCAAGCCGTGACCGTTTGGTGGTACGTGAACTTATACTTAAATCCATTCAGGAAGAGGAAGACAAAACCCTTGCGAAGTCATTGAATGACAATGCAATGGCATACATTCTTGACCCGATTGGTGGTGCTATTGGTGAACCTGTTGCACAATACCTGTACGAAAAGAAAGGCGTGCGTCTAGTTAAATAATTTCGTGAAGTGAAACTTTTAAGATTAAAATAATATGGATTTATACAATTATCAAGGGCAGAACAACGATAATCCGTTGGAAAGCATGACCGCTGACGAAATTTTGAAAGCGATGGAAGCTGGTCTTATGACTGGTATGCAGTACGATAATCAGCTCAATAACGGTGGAGGTTTGAAACCTGAGAGCTTGGATTACGTGCTGAAGAATTTGGAAAACCGTTTAGACCAATTGGTATTCTGGAATGAATTGCCACGTCAACGAATTGAAAGTACCGTTCATCAGTACAATCAGTTGTACAAATACGGACAGAACGTGGGTATCTTCAATTCTGAAGGCGAAACCCCGACAGAAACCGACAGTATTTACAGACGTAAATCTATCGTAGTTGCGTTCTCTGGTGTGACTGGACAGGTTACTCATCCGGGTATGATTGTGAAAACCGTTGTCGGCAGTTTGTACACTAAGGAAGTTGAAAACAAAACTATCCTGTTACAGACAGAGTTGGACAAAAAGGTTATTACTTCTAACCGTTCCAAAATTGAACAAGAGTTTGACGGTGTGTTCGCACAACACGTAGAGGGTATTAACGATATTACAGGCGGTTTGCTTGGTAAGACATCTGAACAGGTTTTGGATGCTTATTTTGGCGACGTATCTGTAATCAACGCAAATGGTTCAGTATTGAACGACCGTATGGTTGAAGATGCTGCACAAGCTGTCGTTAACGACCGAAACGGTGTTATTGACCGTATTGTTTCAGCTCCTATTGTGTTTAACAACTACGTTAAACTGTTCCACGAAAGCAAGCGAGTTATCGTAGGAATGGCGGG